CTATCAGCGACGACCACACCGCGCAAGGATTTGTCGCGTCCCAAGTTGGCGCTACGTCCGATCGCCGCATCGCGGTCGACACCCGAGCAGTGTGGCTCGCACAGGTGAAGGCCAAGACCAGCGACGCTAACGCTCTGCGCATTGCGGAGCTTCTCGCGCTACGCGACCGCTTCCCGCTCGTGACTGCGTGGCAACAAGAACTCCAACGCGAAGCCGCTATCAGCCACGAGAAAACGCAGCTGGCGCTCATCACGCTGCAGATGACAGGTCTGCTGCAGCGACCTGCCAAGGGCGTTTGCCTGTGCTCTGCTGAGAGAGCAGCACCAAGGCGTACTCCGAAGCTGAAGGGCTGGAAGCGTGCCGTGTTCAAGCTCGACGGCCATCGCTGCGTAGACTGCGGTGCGCAGCGCGAGCTGGAAGCTCATCACATCTACCCGCAGGCTGCGTACCCTGAGCGCGCGCTCGACCGCCGCAATGGAGTCACGCTCTGCCGGGACTGTCACGCTCGGCTCAGATGTGTGGAGCTTGAGCACGCTGCTCGCTTCGAGCAGATCGTCGAGGCGCGCCATGGCTGAGCGCCTGCGCGCGCAGCGCCTGTTCAAAGCCCAGCTGCGACAGCTCTGGGGCTACCTGCCGCCCGGCTCGAGCGCTGCCGAGCGCATGGCGCTGATCACCCTGTACGCGCTCGACGACGGCGGGGAGGGCGGCGCCGTCGTCTCGCATGCAGACCTTGGCGAGCTCAGCGGGTTCAGCCCCTCGACGTCCTACCGCGCGACCAAGGCCCTTGAGCGCGCCGGCTACATCGCGAGCAAGCCGTGCTTCCGCGAGGACGAGGACCACTCGCAGACGGCGAACTCGTACGCGGTGCTTGCGTTCGAAGCGCTCGAGCGCGAGCTCGTCGTCGACCTGGCGCCTGCCCACGTCACGATGACTAGGGGGCGCAGCGTCGTGAGCAACCAACAGAAAGAGATCCCAGAGGAGACTGTTGCTGCGCGCGTGAGCCCTGTGGATAACTGCCCGCCTGTGGATGACCTGACGCCCGAGGACCGAGCTGCGCTCGCGGCTGTTGGCAGAGGTTTGAAATTTCCCGAGCCCGAGAATGTCCCAGAGCCCGTGCGTGGCAGCCCCCTCGAGCTCGTCTGCGCGCGCTGGGGCTGGCCGCACTACGGCCAGGTCTGGCAGCTCTTGCAGAAGCGGGAAGGGCAGCAGCTGGCGCACGTCGCTGCGCCCGCCCTCGCTGCGCTTCTCAGACGCTCAGCCGCGCAGGTTCCCAACCCTGCCGGGTACGTGCTCGGCACGATGCGCACGATGGCGAAGGCGGGGCCGGGGCTGCGCTCGATCAGGCCGGCGCCAGACACGCCGGCGCCGGGGTCGCTCGCTGAGCTCGAGCTGCAGTTCGCGACGCTGCGCGGGCTGCGCGACAGCAGCGTGGGCGACGCTGACCGGTACGGGCAGCTGTGCATTGCTGTGCATGAGCTCGGGCGCCGGATCGTGGCGCGGAAGGCGAAAGCAAGCTGATGGTCAAGAACGCAATCGCCCCTCGTAGACTGCTCGGTCGCTGCGCCAACGGCGCCGAGCGCGACACGGGTAGGGTCGCGCATGCAGTGCAGGGCGCGAACTGGTCGGCGCTGTGCGGCGCTAAGCCTGGCCGACGCAGCGCAGGCTGGTCAGAGTACGAGGCGCCGCTCGTCACGTGCGCGCGCTGCGCTCGACGCTGGGCGAAGCTCGAGCCGATCGAGGTATGCCAACCTGAGGAGACAAGCTGATGCTCAACGCAATGGCCCCCCGCCCGATGGACAACCCGTTTCACGAAGTGCCGAACGACAAGCGCCTCGTGCCGCACTGGCCAGACCTGCCGCCCGATCCGCCCGACGACGACTACGTGTGTCCGCACTGCGGCCACAGCGCGCGCACGCATCGCGACGGGGAGTGCCAGGTCTAACATGGCCAAGTTCATTCCCACCGACGCCGAGCTGCGCGCGCTCGATGTCGTCTTCGAGATGGCCGAGGGCCACAGCAGTACGGGCCTGCGCATGCGGCGTCTCTTGTGCAGCTGGTGGAATGCCTCCGAGCTCGGAGGCTTTCACCTGAACGACTTGTGGCAGTTTGATCACGTGCGCCTGCCTGCGGCCCTGACAGTGATCGCGATGATCGGCCGCGCGCCGGGCGGCACGTACGCGGACAGCATCGATGGCTTCGGCGAGCGCATGCGCGAGCTAGCGACCCGCCGCTCGCGCGAGCTCGAGCTCGGCGCGAGGTTCACATGGCAGCGCTGGAATGAGAGTCGACAGGACTGGGAGCCCGCGCGCGGGCTGCTCAAGGACTTGCGCTATGACACGCGCGCTGAGGCCGAACGGGAATTGGACGGAGTTGCACGCCGGCACGGGCTCAAACGGGACGAGCTGCAAGTCGTGCCGGTCTGGGACGATGCGGACTGACGCCGGGGGAGGCGCGCCCCGAGCGCACGTCGGACTGAACAAATACTGAAGGCAGCCAGCGCATAGGACAAACTACGTCGAACGTTGCGAGCGCGCGGTGCGCGTACACTTTGCCGCGCTGCCAATCGCGCCCATGATTTTTCCTAGTGCGCCGCTCCGGTGATATAGAGGTGCCCAACTATGGCCACTCAGTTTCACGCGATTTCACGTCAGTCAGACTAGGGTCGCGCCGTTGACCAAAAAGAGTCTTCACAAAGCTGGCGCAGTAGGTCGGCCGGCGTTGCCGCCTGAGCAGCGCGCAGTGCGGCGCATCAGCGTGCGCCTGTACCCGGACGACGAGAAGCTGCTCGCCAAGCTTTGCGCGAAGCTCGACAGCAGCGAGGGCGAGATCATTCGCGCCGCGCTGCAGCTGCTCGCGCGCAGGCATGCAGTTCGCGCGCACGACGCCGCGCAATAGAGCAGGGTGCTGTTGACAGCTACTGGGCAGCGCTGCAGCATGCGTCCTTTGTGTCAGACATTTTTACGGCAGGGCAAAGGCATTGACTGGAGCAGCGAAGAAGCGGCGCGGGCGCGCGCAACCGGGCCTCGCGCGCGCAGAGCGGCGCGTGGTCGCGCGCCTGTACCCGGAGGACGAGCTCGCGCTGACTGAGCTGTGTGCGCAGCTGGGGCTGGGGCCGGCCGACGTGGTGCGACGCGCGCTGCGGGAGTTTGCCAAGCGCAAGCGCGTGCGATAGCTCGACGTGCGCGGGCGCGTCGTGTAGCTGTCGACTAGATGGCCGCCAAGAAAACACCGAAGCGCGGGCGCCCCCCGCTACCTGCTGCAAAGCGCAGCGCAGACCGCGTCACCGTGCGCTTCGTGCCGAGCGCGCTCGCGCAGCTTCACGCGCTGAGCAGGCAGCTCGGGCTCAGCGATGTAGAGGTCGTGCGCCTGGCGGTCGCCGAGCTGGCCGCCCGCAAGCTCTGAAAAAAGCGCATCGCCAAGAGCGCGTAACCACGCGCGGTTATCGGGCAGCCAACTATTGCCCGTTTACTTGGCTGCCAAGAAAGCGCATGCTTGTTTTGCGTGGTGGTGAGCAGGTCGGGCGGCAGGGTGCCGCGCCCCTCTCCCGCCCGCAGAAGCAGTACCCCCATGTCGAAGCTCATCAAGAAGTCCGCCCCCGTCTCCACCGTCGTCTCCGCTCGCGCCAAGACGCTGTCCCCGAAGGACCGACTCGCCGTGCAGCGCGCCGCCGAGATCGCCGCCGAGGAGGCCCGTGTCGCGTCGCGCCTCGAGGCCAAGCGCGCCGCCGCCGCTCGCTGGTACGCGAAGAAGAAGGCGCAGAAGGCGCAGCCCGCGCCCGTCGTCGCGGCGCCCGTCAAGGCGCCCGCCGTCGCGCAGCAGCCCGCCCAGAAGGCGGCGGCGCAGCAGCCCGCGCAGCAGTCGCTCGACCTCGGCGTGACGCTCACGCAGGCGCAGGGCGCCCTCGCGGTGCAGCTCGCCGCCGCCCGCAAGCGCGCGCAGGACGAGGCCGCCGACCCGCGCGCCGCTGGCATCGCAGAGGGCCTGCGCATCGCGCAGCGCATTCTCGACCTCGTCCGCTGAACGTCGTGACGCACGCGCCCTCGCTGCGCGTCTGCGCCGCGACTGTGCTCTAGCCGGCGAGAGCTCGAGCCTAGTCGCGGGGTAGCTGTTACCCCGAGCCGATAGGAGACACCCGTGAAACGCTACCTCGACCACGTCATGTCTGCGCTGCCGTACGTGCGCAGCTGCTCTGCGCTTGTGCGCGTCCTGCTGGGGCGCGCATGAACACCGGGACCCGCAAGCCCGGCCGCCCGCCGCTGCCCGCGAACGTTCGCCTCGGCGAGCGCGTCGTCGTGCGCCTGAGCCCCGGCGACGCCGCGCAGCTCGAGACGCTCGCGCGCCAGCTGCGCACCACCACCGCCACCGTCGTGCGCCTCGCGCTCGCGCAGCTCGTGCGCAGCCAGGAGGCCGCATGCTGAGCCTTCTCGACATGCAGCAGTCCACGGTCGGCGCGCTGCGTCGCATCGCTGCGACTGCGCGCAATCGGCAATACTCGATCGCCTGCGAGCAGATGGCGCACGCGATGGAAGCGCACGCGCGCGGCGACGTCGCGGCGCGCTGCGAGCACGTCGAGTCTTCTGTCCGGGCGCACAAGCGCGCGAGCGAGGACGAGTACGGGCAGCTCTTGCGCGTGCGTCGCACGCAGGGCGCGATCGCGGACCTCGACCTTGACGGAGGTGCGTCGTGACGCGCGTGTACGTCGACAACGTGCGCCCCAACTTCTCTGAGCAGACGCTCGCCGAAGGCAACGACGTCGCGTCCTGGTTCCGCCAGGAGGGCGAGCGCTACATCTACGACCACAAGCTGCTCGCCCTCGGCTGGCAACAGTGGGACACCGACCAGGATGCCTGGTACTTCGGCGTCTGGGTCAACGTCGAGCTGCGCCAGACGTTCTGCTACGCCGAGGGCGACTGCACGCAGACGTTCTGCCCGACCGTCGAGCACTTCCGCGCGCGCATCGCTGCGCTCTGGGAGGCGCACCCCGAGCAGCCGCCCGCCATGATCGTGCTCGACTTCGAGACGCTGACCCGCGCCAACATTCTCGACGCGCGCCTGCGCCCGGAGGACATCACATGACAAAGCTATTCCCGCTGGGCTTGCTCGTGCAGACGCCGGGCGTCGAGCAGGCTGTCGACTTCGGTCACCTGCTGATGTGCCTGGCTCGACACGTGAGCGGCGACTGGGGCGAGGTCGACGCGCACGATGCGGCGGCGAACGTCGCGGCGCTCAAGGACGGCAGCCGCATCCTGTCGGTGTACTTCATCGACGAGCTCGGCTCGCCTGCGCGCGGCAAGTTCTGGATCATCACCGACGCGGTAGGCGAGGGCGGCCAGCGAGCCGTCACGACCGTGCTGCTCCCGGAGGAGTATTGATGCCTACGCGAGACAAGACCCCGCGCGTGCACCACGCTGACTCTCACAACGCGGGACGCGCGCGCTGCGGCGCGCGCTGCGGCGCGAAGCCCGGATCGGTGCTGCTTCTGACGACCGTTCGAAAGGACGTCACGTGCAAGACGTGTCGGGGCTGGTTCCCGGTGGGTGAACGATGAACACCAAGCCTCGCGTCGCCGTCATCCTGCGCGTCGACCAGCCTCCCGAGGTCGTGCGCGACTTCCGGCCCACGCTCGACGCGATGCAAGCCATCGTCGGCGGGTGGATCGAGCTCGTGCGCCCGCACCCGCTGGCGCTCGCTGAGCTCGAGCAGGAGCTCGGCGTCAAGCTCGGCGGTACCGTGCCGCAGGGTATGGTGCGCCTGGTCGTCAACGAGGAGGGCCAGCTCAAGGGCTTGCCTCTGAACGAGCGGGCGACCGAGCTCTATCCGGGCCGGCTGCGCAGCGCCATCGTCGGCGACGCGCTCGTGCTCGAAGTCGACTAGCCCGCCGCCCCCCAACGTCTGAGCGCGCCCCGCTGAGCCAAGCTGCCCAGCGGGGCGCGCTCGCGTCTGGCGCCAGCACGAGGCGCTCCGAGCTGCCGGAAGCACGCGCACACGTCCTCGCGCTCAGGGCGGCGCACGCAGGCGCGAGGGCGCTCTGCAGCCCAGCCAGCTGGCTCGCAAGCGCTGCTTGACGGCGGTCGCCCAGGGCGCGCAGGAGCGCCCGCGACCGCCGTGGAGCTAGGGGCGTAGCGCCGGGGGCGTCCGCGCGTCGCCTGGGCCGGTCCTGCTGCGCCGCTGGCGCGCTCGCCGGCGCCGGGGGAGGGCGGCTAGGCGAGCCACTGGTCGCGGACGGCGGCGGCGACGACTTCCGCCATCTTGGGCGGCACTGACATGCCCGTCAGGTAGCGCCCGAGTCGAAACGTCTTCGCGTAGTAGTCGTCGGGAAACGAGCTTAGCCGCATCCACTCGCGCGCAGACAACAGCCGTGGCTCATCCCAATGCAACACGCTGTCAGCTGAGCTTGACACGAGCGTGGGCGACGGACGGTCACCATCCAGACGGCAGCAGCTGAAGTAGATACCGCGCTTGCCGCGCCTCTGGTTGGCCTTAGAAGCTGACTCGCCGGGCTTCGTGATGGGCCAGTATTCCATGATGCAGCGCGCCGGAACCGTGTCTTCGCGTTCTAACTGAGTCAGCCGAAGGTCGGCCGTTGCCGCTCGGGCCGACACGCGAGGCAGGTTCGGCGACAGCAAGAGTGATCGTCCAGGTGCAACGTCCTCGCGCCTCGCGCAGATGAACACGCGCTCGCGCTTTTGCGGCACGCCACAACGAGAGGCGTCAACCACGAATAACTGCGGCACGTACCCGATGCTGCGCAGCTGCGCGAAAATGAGCCGGACGTATCCCTTCGCAGCTCCCTTGATCAGACCCGTGACGTTCTCGGCAATGATTGCGCGCGGTCGGATGACCTCAGCCGCAGTGATGAACTCAAAGAACAGGTCGTCCAGCACTTGCGCTGCCTGACCCTCACGAAAAAGGCGTTTCTTGCCCCAGTCCTTTTCGCGCAGACCCGTCGTCGAAAACGTCGAGCACGGCGGCGAGCCGTCGAGCAGGTCGATCTCGCCCGTCAGGTTTGCCGGCCACTTGCTGACGAGCTGGTTGATGGGCGCGAGCACGTAGTGCTGCGGGTGCAGGTTCTTCTGGTAGTGCCAGGCCATCTCGGGGTCGATGTCGTTGGCGAGCACGACCTCGAAGCCGGCGCGCTTGTACCCCATGCTCGAGCCGCCGCCGCACGCGAACGTCGAGACGACCTTGAGCCCGTTCTTCGGAACCTGCTCGAGCTCAGCGAGCGTCCAGGCGCAGGGGTTAGGGCTTGTCTTTGTCGTTGAACTCGAAGCCGCACTTGGGGCAGCGATGGGCGAACTCATACTCATCGGGGTTGACCTCCGTGGCGCCATCGGTGTCGGCGTCCTTGGCGAGAATCTTGGCGGCCATCTTCTCGATCTCGTCCGTGCCCCAGCCGGCGAGCTCGACCTCCTCGGTGTCGAACTCGCGCAAGAGCGTCAGCAGGTCGGCCTCGGCCCAGTCCGCGCGCTCGGCGAGCTTGTTGTCGGCGAGCGCAAGCAGGTGCGCCTCGCGCTCGCTCAGGTCGAGGTAGCGCACCGGCACGCGCTCGAGCCCGAGCTTGAGCGCCGCCTTCATGCGCGTGTGGCCCGCGATGATCTCGCCGTTGGCCTTGCGCGCGAGGATGGGGTTGCCGAAGCCGAACTTGGTGATGGACGCGGCTACATCGTCCACGACGTGGTCGTTTATTCTCGGATTGCGGTCCCATCCGTGCAGCTGGTCGAGCGGCACGTAGACGGCTGCCGCCTCCTCTGGCTCGGGCTGCGCGCGTGCGGCTGCGGGGGCCTTGCTCACAGGCTCCCCCGAAAGAGCAGGCACAGCAGCATGAGAAACCAGAACACCGCCAGCACGGCGCGCCCGAGCGGCTGCGGCAGGCCGAAGTAGATCGCCAGCACCGTCGTGCAGAAGCAGAAGAGACACCACTCGTACAGATGACTGTTCATGGTCACGCCCTTTTCAGTCGCCGTCGAGCCACGAGAGGCTCGCTGCCTGCAGCGCGCCGAGCAGCTCGTACATGCTCGTGCGCGCGCCGCGCTTCATCCGGTAGCTCTTGGCGATGCGTACGCCGTGCGCGTCGCGCTCGAGCGCCACGACCACGACGTTGTCGCTCGAGCACAGCGCCTCATCGACGAACGTATGCAGGTCGGCGACCTCGCTCTCGCCCCAAGCAGGAAGCGGCTCGCCGTCGCTGTACAGCACGCGCAGGTTCTTGCGCATCACTCGTCGTGGTCGAGCATGCGCTCGAGGTCTGCCTGGTGCCGCGCTCGAGCCGCTGCGCGCTTCTTACTGCGCACGTGGTGGTGACGCGCAATCAGCGCAGCGATGAGCACGAGCGCGACCGGGATGCCGAGCAGCACGTAGTCGTACCAGGTCCAGCCTTTCTGCTGCGACGTGAAGATGCTCGCTGGCGTCGCGAGCGCCTGCCACTGCGCCACCATGATGCCGCCGAAGTCAGTCAGGTTGCTCGGCGCAATCGACGCGCTCAGCGTGTCGTAGACGTGGCAGAAGCTCGTGTTACTGCACTTGGCGTTCGCCTGGTCGTTGTCCTCCCAGCTCCAGCTGAGCCAGCCGATGCCGTGCTGCTCGCTGACCGTGATGATGCGCTCGGGCGTGATCATGGTGGGCGATGGCCCGATGTTTCGGCCCGGCCCGAACTCGCCCACGATGACAGTCAGCCCCGTGTCGCGTAGCGCGTCCATCGTCGGCACGAGCTCGAGCTGCCCACCGTACGAGGGCGGCACGCCCCCGGCAGGGTCCGACACGTTGCCGTAGATGTGCCAGTCGAACAGCACGTTCTTCTCAGGGTCTGCAGCGAACACCGCTGCGCCGTACTCGACGATCGCCGCAGCGTCCTGACCGCAGCCTGGTGCGTCGACCATGATGGCGCCGTGCCAGCCTGCGTTGCGAATGCGCGGCAGCGCAGCGACGTACGCATCGCGCCAGGCCCTGTGATCGCTGCCCCATTCGTTGGCGATGTTGAGCACCATGAGGCGCTCGATCTTCTGGTACTTCTTCGCGTCGCGGACCCAGCGCGCGACCATCGTCTCGAAGCTCGCTGCGTCGCTCTTGCAGGTGCCGTCCCAGAAGCCGGGCACCTGCACCGCGAGGCCGTTCGTGGTCGACCCGCCGATGTTGGGCGACTGCATGTCTGCGATCGTGCGGTCTGGATCGTCCTTGAAGTAGACCAGCCAGCGCGTCGTGTTGCTCTTGGTCTTGCCGAGGCCCGGCCCCCAATTGTCTTGATGGGTCTTGTTCGTGCCGCGCATCCGAAACTCTTGCCCGTTGCCGTCGTACAGACGCGGGCCGACCACGTAGAAGCCGGTGCCCCTGGACGCGGGCGGGCGCGAGGTCGAGGGCGGCGGACCGCCTGCGTCACGGATAGGAGGCACGCCAGCGTCGACGACAGGCGGCACGCCGCTGTCCACGACGGGCGGCACGCCTGCGTCTGTCGGCGGCAGCGCGCCGCCGTCGACGACGACGACGGGCGGACCGGCAGGGCAGGTGAGGGTGACGGTCGCCGTCTGCGCGCGCGCGACGGTCACGAGACTCAGCAGCAGGAACAACCAGAGCGTGAGCTTCACTTGTGACCTCCGTGGTGCGGGTGCCTGCGCGTCTTGGGCTTCTGACAGTCCAGCACTCCGAGGCGCTCGAGCGTGACGAGCGCGCGAAACTCGCGCAGCGGCGACAGCCGTCGCAGTGCGTCGCGCAGAACCTCTGCGAAGGGGCGGCGTGGTTTCATCTGAGCCATCGCTGCCGCCACCGATGGCCCGCACTGGGGGTTGATCTCAGGAGGCGGATCGAGGATGGGCATCGTCTCGCCGTTGGGCCCGATGCGGTCGCTCACGTAGGCGACCAGGTCGATCGGGAAGATGGGCGCGCCCCAGGCCGGGATGATGAACCATACGAGGCCGCCCTCGCCGCCGAGCACCTCGCCGCGCCAGGCGTGGTCGACCTCGAGCTGGTCGCCGACGACGAGGTTACTGCCCTCGTACACGCTGCCGTCCGCGTTGAAGTATTCGTAGGTGGCGATGAACTCGTCAGCCGCGGCGCGGTGTTCTGGCGTGAGCTCTTCTCGTTCCATGGGGGCGCGGTCCTTTCCGTTTACCAGCCAGCGGCGCGTGCGTAGATCGGCGCGAGCAGAGGGGCGCCAGCCTTGGTCAGGCTGCCGGCACCCTTGCGGTTGATCAGCGTGGCGGGCAGCGCGCCGCCGTTGGCGAGCACGTCCTGCTTGAGCGAGACGAGGTAGTCGGTCTTTCCCGGTATCTCGACGATGTCGTCTGCTGCGAGGAACGCATCGTGCGCGGCCTGCACTTCAGCCAAGCTCGGCACGCCGACGCCGCCCATGCAGCCGAGGATGCGAATGCCCGAGGCAGACTGGCCCGCTGTGAAGGGGTGTCGTCCGAGGCGGAACGCATCGCCGACAAGCGCAGGCGTGAAGCCCACCATCGTCGCGCCGGTGCCTGACTCTGCGCGCTTGACGTAGGCGTGAATCTTCCCGGCGCCGTCCCAGCTCACGACCAGCAAGAGCTGCTTGCCGACGTCGGCTGCGGCGATGACGATCACCGGCCCCGCGATGGGCGCGCCTACGCCGTTGTAGAGCACGCAGCCGAGCGTCGAGTTTGTGCCTGCGGAGTTCAGCGCCCAGCCGGTGCCGGCGCTGCCCTTGCCCATCAGCGTGCGCGTCTGCGAGGCGACTGCTTGCGACTCGACCACGAACGGCACGCCGAACCAGGCGCCTGCTACGTGGCCTGACACACCGTCAGTTGAGCCGTAGTAGTCCGTGTCCGTGAGCGCATTGGCGCCGTACAGGACTGGACTCGTCTCGTAGCTCCAAACGCGCTCGGTGCGTTGCGCGAGTGTCAGACCGGATCCCGAGCGCACCATGTCATCGTTGCCAGTGATGCGCTCCGCAGACCGCACGGGCAGTGCGCCTGCGACAGCTGCGATGTCTTGCTCGAAAACGTAGCGCTTGAGCGTGACGCCGGGAATCGTCGGGGGCGCCTGCGTGATGTCGGCAAAGTATGTGGTCAGGTCGCCAGCGCTGAGCACTGTGTTACCACCAACAGCGGCTTCGATGACGCCGCTGGTAAAGGGCTGGGCGCCGTAGAAGCTGCCTAGCGCGAACGAGATATTGGTGTTCGCAACAAACGACCCCTGCGGGATCGAAGTGATCTGCACGCCGTTGACCAGCAATTCGATATTGACGCCGGTGCAACGCAGCGCGACGCGCGTGCGCCTGTTGAGGTCTGCGCTCGTGATCGTGTAGTTGCCGGCCACGACACCGCCGGCTACCACGCGCAACGCTCCGCTGTTGACCTGCACCACATACCCACTGCTCGCGGCGCTGTTTGCGCAGTGTGCCACCACCTCGGCTACGCCAGAGGCGGGGACTCTTGTCCACCAGACGTCAAGCACGAGATGGTAGCCCGACGCAGCGCCTTGCACGCCGCCGCCTGGTGCAGTCTGCCAGACGTCAATCGCGCCGTATGGACCGACGCCGCGAATCGCATTTGCGTTTGTCTGCACTGCCACGCCGACACGCGTTAGGTGGTCGGTGCCCACGCGATCGAGCACGGTCGCTGGCACTGCATCGACGCCGCTTGCAAGAACGTCGGTGGAGATCTCCCACAGGTGCTGCGTCTTGGGTGTGGCGGGCAAGCGACCCGTCGCATCCCAATAGTTGAAAAGGTCGGTTACTTCGGCGAGCGCGAGAGAAACGCCGCTGCCTCCGCTGACGGCGAAAACAGACCCGTGCACAAAAGGCTGAGTCAGGCCGTTGATGCTGCCGATGCGCATCTCGGAACCCGCTGGCGCCGTGTAGCCGCTAATCGCGGAGTCCGCACCCGTCTGCACCGGCGGACCGTTCTGCTTGGCTCGGCACACGTAGAGATGGACGCCAGTTCCTGTGTTCTGTCCGATCAGCAGAATCGGGATTCCGATGTCTGGAGCAGTGACCGTATATCCAGCGCTCGAAACGCCACCTACTGAGCTGTGCGTGAAGAAGCGCAGCAGCGAGCCCGATTGATACATCTGCCAACCGTGACCACTCGCGTTGCAATACGAGACAATGTCCTGTGCACCCGTGGGCGCGACGTCGAACCGCATCGACACCACGATGAAGTGGCCAGCGGCGGACCCAAGAATGCCCGCGCCCACGGCAGCGCGCAGATCTGCAGTCGAGCTAAACCCCTGTGCGCCGAGCGTGCGGCGGCCGTCGACCGATGGGTCGATGATGCGCACCGTGGGACTGCCGACCTTGACGTACGCGTCCACGGGCGCGAGCGTCACAGTGTCTGAGAGCTGCGCGGGGCCGGTCTGTCCGTTGACCGCAGTGGTGCCTGCGAGCTCTGCGCGCACGCTCGCACGGCGCGTGATGGTCGCGCCCGTGAACGTCGTGGGGATGTCGCCGAGCGTGCGAACCGCATCGTAGAACGCCTGCCGCTGCGCGAGCGTGGGCGTGCCGCGATACGCGCACATGCCGAGCACCGTGCCGTTGTACCAGGCAGCTGCAGACTCCCCGCCAAAGCACAGACGACGCGTTGTCCACGGCCCGTATCCCGTCACAGCCAAGGTCTTGACCACCTCGCCGCGATGCATCTCGACGGCCATGTTTGTGCCGTCGTAATAGAAGCAATAGAGGACCAGCCTCCCCACGTCGGAGGCCGCCAACGGAACACTTACTGATCGTCCGGTGCCGCCGCCGTCGACCATCTGCGCGAAGTAAGAGGTGCCGCCAACATCGAGCGTGTAGCCGGCTCCGCCGTTCCACCCGCCGCCAAAGCGACTGCCTACCAACGGCGGATGCTGCATGAGGAAGACAGCGCCGAAGCCCGTAGCGACGCCAGCCTCGCCGCCGCCCACGGCAGTGATCATGGAGTTGGCTGCGGAGAAGTTGTTCAGCCCGACGATCTGCACGGGGCCTGACGGGGCGCCGCCACCGCCGAGCCCGCCGCCACTGCCGCCGGGGCCGCTGCGTCCTGCGCGCCGCATCGTCTCCGGGATGCGGCGGAAGCGCGCGCGCGTGCGGCGAGTGCTCACGGCTCAGCTCTCCGCGAGGTGGCAGCGCGCGACGCCAGCGACCGAGCCCTGCAGCGCGAACGTCTGCGCGTTCTTCGGGAACGGGATATCCTGCCACTGGTCTTTGACGATGCGCCCGCAGCCGCCTACGGGCGCGGTGAGCACAGCCGGACTACCCGCCTCGCCAGCGAGCGCCGCCTTGTCGCAGACGGCAAGCGTCGCGTCGGCGCTGATCACGTAGAAGACGTCGGCTGTCTCGGCCTGGATGCGCACGAGCGCGCCCTTCCAGGCGTCGGGCACCACGAAGGGCTTACTCGCCGTGGTCACGGTGATGGGGTAGGGCTCGCCGCGCATGGCGCCGCGCAGGCAGGCGGCTGCGTAGGGCGCTTGGTCTGGGCCGTACGACGCCTCTCGCGTCTGCGCAGTCGTCGTCATGGGGGCTCCTCGCGCGGGAGCATGCCCAAGAGGACTGCGAACCCGTAACAAGCCCCCGGCGCCGCGCGCGGGCGGTATCGCTCTTGTGACCCCCCTCGGGCTAGCGCGTCTCGAGCTCGCCGCGTATCCACGCAGCGATCGGGTCGAGCCTGCTCGGCTTCATCGGCGGCGAGCGCTGCGTGTCAGGGTGCACGCCGCAGGGCGCGTCCGACTGAAAGACGCGCCAGAGCAGCGACCGGCTCGGGTCTCCAGGTGTCACGTAGGGCATGCCGTTGCAGCGCGAGGCGCGAAGGAGCACGTCCACGCCGAAGCCGGGGCTGAAGTCGATGACCGGCGGCTGGTGGTCGTCGTACGTGTGGCAGTCCCAGCACGTCGACGCGAGCGTGCTGTCCCACAGCCGCTGATAAGACGCCTGCGTCAGCACGACTGGCGCAGGCGCTACGACGCTGCTGTCTGCGCTCGCGTCGCCCGCACTCGCGTCGCCTGCGCTCACGCCCGCGTCGCTCGCGTGCGCGCCTGCGTCTGGCGCGCCTGCGTCTGGCTCGAGCGTCTGCTGCGCGTCGCTTGCAGCGTCGAGCACGACAAGCGTGCTTGCGTCCGGCGCGTCTGTTCTGTTGCCGTTGTCGTTCGTCGCCGGGTCGTCTGCACATGCAGCCACGGCGAGAACGCACACCATCGTGAGCATGTTTCGCATGGCTCACGTTATCGGCAGATCGGCGAGGAAACTTTAGGGGACGTACCCGTACAGGCGCGAGTCGCACAGTCCGAGCTTGCCGCTGACCTCGACAGTCATGTTCACGTAGACCGGCAGCGCGTCTGTGTTGATTAGGACGAGCCGCGAGTGCAGGCCGCGCCCTGCGCCTGCGCGCGCGAACTCGAAGCGAATCGAGAGCGTCGGGTTGATCTCTTTTGTGTGCGCGGCCAGCTCGTACGGCCCCGTGTAGATCGACCACCCGATCGCCAATGCGATGTTGTCCGGCAGCGGCACGGCTGCGCCGAGTCGGATGTCAGAGTAGCTCGCGCGACCGTGCACGATGAGGTATCGGTCGCGGAAGTCGACCTGGTCGTTCAGCCCAGGCGCGGTCTCTGCCAGCTTGTTGAAGTCGTCGATAGGGACGGTGGCGCCGGCAGGCACGACGATCGACACGACGCGCTTGCGCTGCCCGTAGATCTTCTGGCGCACCTCGTACGTGCCATTGTCGAGCGCGCCGAGGCGCTCGTGCACGCGCCACGAGACAGGGCGCGAGGGCGAGTGTCCCTCGGTGATGAGCCCGAGCGGGGGCGCTGTCGGCGCCGCCTTGGGCGCAGCGTCGCTGAGCAGGTAGCGCGGCGCGCCGCCCTGCTGGCCTTGCGCAAAGCAGCCGCAGTGCTGGGGCTGCTCGAGGTCGACGGTCTGCACCTGCGTCGCATGCACTGGCACGCTCGCCACGGAGACCGGACTGACGTCGCGCTCGGTCGCGATGACGAGCGCGATGCAGCTGGCAGCGCGCCGCAGCGTGCTTCCCACGGGCTTCATTCGGACGCACAGCGCGCCGGCAGGGTCGACGTAAAAGAAGATCGTCTGCTGGAATCCCACGCCCGGAAACTCGACAGGGTGCTCGTTGGCGCCGAGCGCGGCAGGCGGGGACGCTGCGCCCGGCCCGGTGTACCAGATGCGCCACGGCGCGCCGTCGGCGTTGTACATGCCGTCGCAGCTCGGCACCGGGAATGCGTCGTTCGGAATCGCGGCGTCCCCGGACGCGATGAAGCAGCTGGACACCAGCACCCAACGATTGCGCCAGTCCTCAGAGCTGTCGAGCACGGCCGTGTCCGGCACGCCATAGTCGGGCTGGTAGTAGAGCGGCCCGGTGTACAGGACGCGCCGCAGCGCGCCTGCAGAGACGCCCGCGAAGTTGCCAGGCGTGTTCTGGCTCGAGACGACCTGCGCCTTGTACAGCTCAGCCAGGTCGGCGCGCAGCACCGTGTCCGCGTCGAGCCAGGGCTGCGTGTCTGTCGTCGTGTTTCGCAGGAAGGTGGGCGTGACCTGGATCATCAGCGCCAGGTTGAGCGTGAGCGGGACCGCCATCGTGTTGGTGATGTTGTCAATCTCGAGCGACGTGCCGATCGCACCGACCGCGATGCCGAGCACGCCAGCGCCGTTACCCTGACCGTTTGTGCCGTTGTAGTTGCGGAGGTTCTGCCCGTAGTTCGTCTTGCCTGTCGTCGCGAACACGTGCTCGGCAGGAGAGCGAACCGTAGGGTCGTCGACGGAGTACTCTGAGACGCAGCCGGCCACGGTGATGAGCCGGTCGGTATAGTCGAGCGAGGTCTCGGTAAAGCTTGCGCCTGGGGCGAGCGTGATCTTCACGAAGATGGTGCGGCCCTGCTTGTCCTGGTTGACGGAGAAGCCGTGCGACTTCCAGCAGAGCATGGACTGCAGCTCGATCCACTGCTCGCGCGTGAGCGACCCGCCAGGCGGCACCTCGATCGGAGCGATGCGCGCCTTGTTCGTCGGCACGCTCACGACCGACGCCACCGCGATGCTCGCCGGGTCGAGCGCTGCGCCCCAGACAGCGTCTGCTGTCGAGATGGGGCCAGGCGTCGCGCGCGCAGGTAGCCCCCGCTCGAGGATGGGCCAGAGGTCACGACGCTTGAGCTCGGTGTTTGCTGCCGTCTCCCTGCGCCCCACCAGAAACGCGCTGAGCGGCGACGATGCGTGCGCCCTGAGCGCCGCAGCCTCGCTGCCCAGCGTCTGCCCAGTCAGGTTCGCAAGGTACGTCCCGAACGCGTTGGCCAGGCGTGCAGGCACGAGCTTGCTCGCGCCCTGGTGAAACGCGATGAGACGCGCCTGCCGCGTCGCGTCCGTGACGCTTGTGCCCTGCACCAGGTAGCGAACGCGCTCGTAGAGGTCGAGCGTCGCGACTGCGCTGGTCATAAACAGGCCCGCGGTCACGTTCTCGAGCGCCTGCGTCACCTTGTCGGCGATGTCCGCAACGGCGTCGAGCTCCGTGTAGCGCTTGGTGCCAGGCTCGTTGGCGAGGCCCGAGCCTTGTAGGCGGATGAGCAGCGCGCGATAGCCGGCGCGTGTGAGAACTCCGAGCTGCATGTTATCGCTCCGTGCGCATCAGGATGGTGCAGCCGGGCAGCAGCACGCCGCCCGCCTGGGTGAGCGTGACCGGGGCGCCGCCAAGAAACTCTGCGTCGACCACGCCCGGCACGGTCGAGACCGCTGCGCAGATGCCGGCCTCGTCGTCCGACACCGCCGGCGGCGGGAAGCGTATCTCGGGGCCTGTCGAGGCGACGCTCGGCGCGCGCGCCTCGTACGCCTGGTAGATGGCCTCGATGAGGCTGTCGGCGAGCGGCCCGCCTGGCGTGACGCGCGTGTCCGAGGTGCCGGGCGGGTAGGGCAGGGGCAGGTCGAGCCCCACGGTCAGACCGACCAGCGAGGTCACGCGACGCTGCACGATGTAGGGCCCGCTGCCGGTGCCGATGCCGGTCGTCGAGACGATGACGCGGTCGTTGACAGCGATGTCATCGACGGCGCTCAGCACGAGCGACTGGCTGCCGGTCGTGGTGACGGTGAGCCCAGGCTGCGACGGGTTGGCGAGCGTCCAGTCCGGCTCGTAGTTCTCGGCGACCGCGACGTTGAGCGTCGCGATTGCCGTGTCGACCTCCTCGTACACGCCCGCTGCGTGCAGCTTGTCGACGGGCGACAGGCGCGCCGCCACGTAGGCGATCACATCCGCACGCAGCGCAGGCCCGAGGTACTGCCCCTCGGCGAGGATGGGCAAGAGCGTGTAGGTGCTGATGCCGTGCGTCGCCGGGATGACGTAGCACTCGCGGATGCGTGCGCGCGGGTAGCTCAGCGCGATCTGGCGAATGTCCTCGATGGTGCCGGTGCCTGCGCGCACGCTGTCGAGCTCGTCGATGGCGGCCTGCTGCGCAGCGGGGGCCATGACGTCGGCGCCGCCGCGCGTGTAGAGGATGGTGGCCTCGCCGAGGATGGTGCCGACCGGGCCCACGATCGTGAGCACGTCCTTGGACTCTTTGTTCGCGCGCGCGCCTGCGAGCTTGGCGGTGATCGCGCCGACTGCGCCGAGCTCCTGGCTGAACTGGTCGAGCGTCTGCGGGTCGTCGTCGAGGTCGATGTACAGGTCGAACAGGTAGCGCTGCAGCGCGACTGACTGCTCTGTGTCCTCGAGCGCGCACAGCTCGCCCGTGCGCGCGAAGCGAAAGACCATGCCCGGGGCGACCGTCACAAAGCCTGCGCCCGCATGCCCCTGGTACAGCCGACGCCGCCCGCTGCGATGGCCTGCGCGTAGCACCAGCGTCGCGGTGGCGGAGGTCGTCGCGTTCGCGTCGAGCGTGTACTCGGTGCCGTCCGCGTGCCGCAACACCGTGCCAGCAGGCTGCACCTGAGAGCCCGTCGTCGAGCGCAGGATGACGCGCCCGGTCGCCTTGGTGGCGCCGACCGTCGTTGCCGGCAGGTCCGCGCCTACGCCGGCCTCGTAGGCGTACTGGCGCAGGTACTGCCCGAACGACTTGGCGCGGTCGAGCAGGCGCCAGGCGACCTTGCTCTGCGCCTGCACGCCCCAGGACAGCGCGCCAAGCACGCGCGCGTCGAGGTCCCAGGGCGAGCCTTCCTTGACGTCTACGCCGCGCCTGCGCGTGCGCAAGAGGTCGCGCGCCTGCTGGTCGAGCTCGTCACGCGAGTAGCTTGGCTGGTCTGGCATGCGCTCCCCTCAGAGGTACTTGACCAGGCAGCCCGAGAGCGCGCAGGTCTGAAAGAGCAAGGGGTCATAGTCGATGAGCTGCCCGTTGCCGTCTGCAGCGCGCAGCAGCACGTTGTCGACGCCCTCGACGGCCATCAGCGCTGCGCGCAGCTCGCTCGCGCGCACGCCCGATGCCCAGCGCCGACCCTCGGGCGGCCAGCGCGAGGCGCCCACGCCCGGCGCCAGCGTCGTGACGGTCGGCTGAAAGTATTTGGCGAAGCCCGGCCCGAACGGCGCTGCTGTGTACGAGCCCGGCCCGAGCTGGTCGTAGTACGCGTAGACCACGTCGAGCAGCTGCTGCGTCAGGCGACCGGCCGAGCCCCAGCGCAGCACCACCAGGTCCGAGCCGTCGAGCGCGCTCGCGCCCGGCCCGAGCGCCGTCACGTCCGCGATGGTCGCGTACTTCCCCTCGGCGTCGAGGTTGAGCACCTCCGTGACGACCGTCGCGTAGGCCAGGCGCCCGTCCGTCTGGCTGTGCCCGACCGTGACCCAGACGCGCTGCCCGGGCAGGATGTCCGTGTCGATCGGGTCGCCGTCGGCTGCGGCGTACAGGCGCGTTGCGCTTGCCACGTAGGGCGCGACCTCGACGACCGTGCCGCTGTCCGGGCCGTAGCCGTCGAGCGCTGTGACGATGACCTCGACCGCGTTGATGGCTTGCAGGAAGCTGACCGAGCTCGGCGCTGCGTAGCAGGGGCCGCGCCAGTCCCACTCGACCGAGCGCACGAGCACGTCGTCGAAGTAGCCGAGCTTGCTGCTGAGCCACGCTTGCACGCGCGCGGCCTGCGCGTCTCCGATGCGTCGCGTGTTGTTGCCCCAGCTCACGTAGCTCAGGTTCACGTCGGGGAAGGCGCTCGAGCGGATGCTACCGCTGCGCCCGATGCAGACGATGTCGACCGTGCCGCGGCCGCGCACGCCCCGGTACACGAGCGCGTCGTCGAGGTCGACGTCAGGGCACGCGAGCGCGAGCTCGCGCAGGTGTTGCGCATTGGCGAAGCTCGGCGGGTAGGCGATCGTGTCCTCGAGCGTGCGCACGACGCGCGCCGTGTCGCCGTCCATCGGGCCGACCGCTTCGCCCCCGCCGCTCGCCTCGAAGAGATAGTGCGTGAGCAGGTGCACCTCGTCGTCGAGATGGTCGTATCGAACGGTCGGCGCGTTGCCGAGGGCGCCCGGCGTCGTGCACTCGACCTCGACGACCACGTTCTTGGCGGTCTGCTCGATCCACTCGTTCGTGGTGCCCAGAAACGCGCTGTTGAGCGCGGCCAGCAGATCAACCGACTGGTCTTCGGTGTTGACCCGACGCACGCACGTCTCCCGGATCGCGGCGCCGTCGCTGGTCCGCACGCGCAGGATGTCGTGCCGAGAGATGAGCTTCACGCCGTCTGGGCCTGTTGGCCTGAGCTTGCGCGCGCTCGTGCCGACCCCGAATGCGATCTCGCCGAAGAGGTAAAACCCTACCTGGTTGACGTCCTGCAGCGTGCGATATGAGCGCGCCTGCCCGTCGCCGAACAGCTCGCCCGGAAACTCGACGACGTGCCCGGCCGGCAGGTTGATCGGGTCGCCGCCAGAATCCACGCCGAAGTAGATCGCCATCAGCCCGCGCGCAGGCGTCGCCTCGCGCTCGAACGTCACGCCGTACGTGTCGGCCAGATTGTCGCGTCGCTGCGCGTCTGCCGTCGCCGGGTCCAGCTGCTGGTAGGTGTGCTCGGCCGAGACCTGCGCGCCCTGCAGCATGCGCGCAGACGCGTTGAGCAACAAGTCCGTGTCGGTCCCAATCTCGGTGCCGATTCCGACGGCAGGCCCGCCGCGGACGATGGCCTTCGCATCCGAGATGAGCCGAGCAATCGTGTAGAAAGAGAGCGCCATCGTCAGACCCTCGCCGTGTACTTCGCGTACACCGTCGTCGTGCCACGGCGACCGGACACGGTGATGAAGATGAGGCCCGGCCACTTGGCGTCGAGCTCAGCGGTCGCCTTGAGGTCGCGCACCTCGTCCGAGAGGTGCTGCACGGCGAGCAGCGCGTAGCTCTCAGAGAGCCTGCGCCCGCGCTCGTCGGCGTGCTTGACCAGGTGCAGCATCGAGCCGAAGCGCGGGTGCGCCTGGCACGTGCCGCGCTTGGTGCCGAGCGCGAGCACCACCTTGCTGGTGAAGCCGTCGTCTTGTTTGTAGTCGCCGCCCTCGACCAGCCAGTCACGCGTGCGCGCGTCGATCCAGCGCCGAGGCTTGCTCAGCGCTGCGGGGCCTGAGCCTGCAGACGAGGTGCCGCCGTAGGGGGCAGGCAGGAAGTACGAGGCGGACGAGCTCATGGTTTCACACCTTCGGCTGCAGAATCTTGAGGTGCGTCAGATACGTGTCGGTCATCCCGGAGCCGCCGTTCGTGTGCTCGAAGGCGAACAGGAAGCATGGGCTCGCTGAGCACCGATTGCGCATCACCATGTCGCCTGTGAGGGTGATCTCCGAGACGTAGTTATCAGGCACAGTCAAAGAGCCTGTCCACGGCCCGAGCAACGGGTACCAGCGATCGGCGAGGAAGCGATAGACGCCTTGCACGTGGTCTGCTTGTACTGCGGTGCCAGCGCCGCCAGGGTTGCGCGTGTCCCCGTTCTCGTTGCTGGTCCACCATGACCCTGTTTGCTGCACACGCGAAACAGACATTTGCGTCTGATGCTCTGCGCGCAGGATGTCCGCGCTGTTTAGCGCAGCGTCCATGACGCCGCCGTAGTTGCCAGCCCCGTCAATCGATGCGGACAAAGACCTGTTGCTGCTGAAGCGCCACAGGATCGCTAGCGCTGCCTGCGGGTTGTACCCAGCAATCTGACTGAGCGGCATGAGCAGCGTCCGTTTGATGGGCGTAATCGATGGATAGCCTGATCGCCACGATGAGTAGTCGCCCGGGAAGTTCACGCCCTGCGGCCAGTACAAGCGCAGCCCGCTTCCGTTGATGACCTCTGTGCGAGCGCCCTGGCTGCCGAGACCGCCCTTGGCCCACCACGTCTTGCCGTCGATGACGTAGCTGCCCGCAGCCATGAGGGGCTGCGAGGGCTGGGCCGTGAGGTCGACCTCGTAGATCGCCCCCATGGTCTGGCCACCAACGGGCGGCAGCGTCGGCTCGTCGACGTACAGCTGCGGGTTCGCCGGCCACTCCTGGTCGCGCACGATGCTGAACACGCCTGCGCTCGCTGTGCTGCGCCGATAGCCCGGCAGGAACGCGCCGTCGCGATACACCCGCTCTTCAGGGCGCACGGAGCCGAACCCGATGCTGATGGCGATCGGCGTCGTCGTGCACGAGAAGTCGAGCGGCTCGCTGGTCGAGACGAGCGTCTTACCGGAAGGGTCGATGAAACTTACAGACATGCTGCCTCCTCGGTCACAGCGACTTCACCACGGCGCTCGAGATGGCCGCCGCTGTCACAGGCACCGTGATCGCGCCCGGCGTTCCGGGGCTGCCGTGCGTGTGCCCCACGACGCACGCGTTGACGGCAGTCGCGACGAGCTCAGCAAGCGCGACGTGCATTGTTGCCGTGTCCGCGCCGAGCACGATGCCCAGCCCCGAGAGCAGCACCGTCCCGTCCGGACGCAGCTTGAGGTACGCGGGCTTGCCCGGCCCGAGCGCGCGCAGCACCGTCTCGCCCGCCTCGACCGCGATCTGCCAGCGCACCTCGCGCTGCCCGATGACCACGCGCTCACCCGCCAGGTCGACGAACATGCGATCCGCTCCAGGCGGGCAGTTGCTCTGTAGCCCCGCGCTGCCGTAGACCTCGCACTCGTCGGCGGACTGGTCGTCGTCGTGCTCGCGCAGCGTCTCGGTGAGCCCGTTCTTGCCTGCGCGCACCAGCTCGCCGAACGAGATGAGCTCGCCGACGACCTCGCGCGTGTTGCCGCGATTGCCCATCAGATGTCTCCGCTGGTGGATAGGACGATGCTGCCGAGCGGAACGAGCTTGAGCGCGGTCCGCGGCGGCATGCTGGTCGAGCGCGTGAAGTCGCGCGCCGTCACGTAGAACGTCCCGCTGATACCGAGCACCTCGTCGTCGACGGTCGCTGTCGTGTCGGCCGCGAACATGAGCCCGCTCTGCGAGTGCCCCATCATCGTGTACGCGAGGACCTGCGCGCCCTGCCTGCTCTTGGCGAGCTCGTACTCGGCGCGGTGCTGCGCGTCGTCCTTGCTCTTGATGGAGTTGTCCTTGACGACGAGCGTCTTGGGATAGGGCACGTGCACTGCCTCGTTCGGCTTGGTCGACGCGTGCCCCTTGAACTTGGTGCGCGTCTTGTCTTTGCCCTTGGCGCGACCGTACACGACGACGTCGCTGTAGACGTTGCTGATGTCGAGCGACTCAGACCCGCTGACCACGTTGTTCTCGGAGCCATCCGAGATGCGCCGCACGATGCGGTAGCTCGGCGCCTGGTCATAGTGCAGCCCGCAGAACAGCAGCTTGCCGTCTGGGGTCATGCTCATGATCAAGCCGTTGCGCTTGGCGCTGCGGTCGAGGAACTCCCAGACGGTCTCGCCGGACTGCGGCCGCACGTCCTGCACCTTGAGCTGGTAGATCTTGAGCGAGCTCAGGCCGGCCGCGCCGCTGTACGGGATGCCCGTGTAATAGCCCTTGTACGAGACGACCGCGGCGCCCGGCGTGAACGGGCGAAGGTCGGTCTTCTCGTCCACGACGATGCTCGTGCCGCTGACTGCGTCGAACGTCTTGTACGCCTTCTGCGTGTAGATGCCGCCCACGGACGCAGCGACGAAGTCGTCAAACGTGATGGTGCCCTTCTCGATACTCGCTGCGATCTTCTCGCTCATCAGACGCGGCGGCACGCCTGCTGCGCGCGCCTTGCTCTGCAGGCGTGCGAGCTTGTCCTTGGTCACGCGCGCCTGGCGCAAGTCGCGGCTGCCGATGTGGTCGGCCGTGACCTCGATGCCCCACTGCTTGACGGCCTTACGCGCGACGCCGACGAGCGTATCGCCGCGCTCGTAGAGCTTGGGGTCGGCGGCGCTGTCGACCATCTTCGCGGCCAGGTCGCGCAGCTCGACCGAGAACTGCGTGCCGGAGTCGTAGTCGTTGTCGACGTTGCGCCGGTCGATGACGAACACACCCTGCAGCGACCGCTTGCCTGCCGACGTGATCCAAAGCTTCGCGGTCCGGCCAGGCGTGAACATGGCGCGTAGGCGCGTGAGGTTCTGCTTGAGCTCCTGCTGGCTGGTGACGCCGACGCCGATGCTCAGCCGGCACGCGTCAGCGGGCGTGAACAGGTCGTTCTGCGCGCTGTAGCTGGTCCAGCTGTCGACGACCTGGCCGTCGACCTCGAGCTCGGCCCAGTCCTCGCGCTGCTCGCTCATCGGCCGGTCCCGGTCGCGCGCTGCTCAGGCGTGCGCGCATCGCTCGCCACGCGCACCGTGCTGCCGCGCGGGTAGCTCAGCGGGTTACTGACCGGGTTGTTGAACACGACCTCGTCCGCGCGGCTTGCGTCGTCGTGGTAGTAGGTCGCGATGTCGAACGCGCTCATGTCGGCGAGCAGCACCGCCTCGACCAGCGCGCTCGTCGAGCCCTGGTCAGACGCGCTCGAGTCTGCCGCGTCCTCCGCAGCGCCGAGGAATCGAATCACGCTCTGAAACAGCGACCAGCGCTCGAGCTCCTCGGCTGCGCTGAAGTTGATGAACTTCTCCGCAGTCAAGTACAGGTCGTCGAGCAGCGCCGCAATCTCGTCCGCCGCGAGCGCGCCCGCGTCGAGCGTGTTTTGAAAGTCTGTCCACGCAGCGCCTAGCGAGACGTCGGGCTTGTCCTCTTGCGGCGCCGGGTCGAACTCGACCTGCTGGTCGACCTCCTGCGCGGCGAGCAGCGCCTTGGTGGCGCCGCCCTGCTTGCTCGGCGAGAGGTTGGCGAGCAGGTCCTGGTCGAGACCACGCTCCTCGAGGTGCAGCGTCATGAGCACGCCGTCCTGCTTGTCGGCAGGCGTGCTGATGTCGTAGTCGAGGATCGCAACCTGGAACGGCCCGAACTCCGGGTCGATGTAGCTGACCTCGCCGCGCACGCTCTCGTCGGTCACGAGCGAGAGCAGGCGCAGATACACGTCCGGGTAGAGCGTCTCGGTCGGCCAGTCCATGCCGCGATAGAGCGGCACGGTGAGCGTCCAGGTGTAGATCTTGCGGCCCATGTCCTCGACGAGCTGCCCGCTGCGGTAGGGCAGCTGCGTGCTGGCCTTGCGCCGGCCGGTGCCGAGCTTCCTGTCCTGCACGGGGAACTCGACGTACTCGAGCGACGCCTGCTGAAGGTTCTCCTCCCAGTAGCTCATGGGGGCCCGCGCTTCCCGCCCGCCTGGGGCTTGTCTGCCTGCGCGCGTAGGCCCGTGTCGATCTTCTCGAGCACCGCGACGATCTGACGCGTGCCGCCGTTCTCGTTGGTGATGGTCGCGCCGATGCGGTCCTTGGCGCTGCCGCCGACGACTCCGCCGCCTGCAATCTGCTCGAGCACGCCTGCGAGCAAGTCGCTCAAACTCTGCTTGTCGTCGCGCGCCGCGCTCACGCCCTCGTTGAGCGCCATGCCTGCAGCCACGCCGGCGCCGAGCGCAAACAGCCCGCCCGCTGCCATGACAGCGCCGCCCGCCACGCCGCCCGCTGCGGCAGCGCCGCCGATCGCGCCCGTGGTCTTGAGCGAGTTGACGGCCATGCCAGCCAGCGAGCCGCCTGCGGTCTCCACGTCGGCGCCCGTCTTACCCCTCGACGCAAGCGCGAGCTTCGCCACGCTGCCCACGACGCCGGCCGCTGCGATGCTATTGGCCCACAGGGCAAGCGTTCCGAATGCGCTCTCGAGCCGGCCGCTTGCCTCGAGCACGCGCAGCACCTGCTTGTTGTACTTGTCGAGGTTCTCCGTGACGTCCGCCTGCTGCTTGGCGGCCAGCTGCTGCATCTTGAAGAAGCCCTCCTGCGACAGCGCGTCAAAGCCTGTGCTGACCGCGCTGCGCCCTGCGGCTTCGTCCACGCCCGCGATGCTCTTGAAGCCGACGCCGCCCGTCTTCTCGCGCTCGCGCGCAGCGACCAGCGCCTCGACTGCCTGTAGCGACCGCGTCTCTTTGAAGATGCCCTGACGCGTCGCTGCGCTCTTGAACTTCTGGCTGTTGCCGAGCTGGTCGAGCAGCCGGCCCACGTCGACCTTGCCGCTCGAGTCCGCGACGTTGTTGATGCCGATGCCCTTGAGGCCCTTGCGCACGTCGACGTCGTTGACGTCCGCGATGAAGCGCTCGAGCCGCGTCGAGCTCTCAGCCGAGCCGAACTGCCCGGTCGCGATGCCCTGCGCCGTGCCTAAGAACTGCCGCACGCCAGCGATGCCAGTCTGCTTGGTGTTCTGCGCAAAGATGCCGGCGCCTGCAGCGAAGTCTTTCGCGAAGTCCTTGAGCTCGACGGAGCCTTTGTCCGAGCCAGCTTTCATGAGGTACGCGGCCTTGATGGCGTCCTCGCCCGTCAGGTTGAACGCCTGCTTCACCGAGCCGACCGCCTTGGCGAAGTCGCCCGTGTCGGCGTTGGCGACCTTCGCGATGGTGGCGATCTCCTTGAGGTTGTCCGCGAAAAACTTCAGGTCGTTGAACTGCCCGTGCCCGGTCTCGAGCACGCTGAGCAGCTCGCCCTGGTCTTTGCCCGTCGCCTTGCTCGCCTCGAGCACCTGCCCCTGCGTCGCCTCGCGCTGCTCGGCAGTCATGCCTGCCGCGCTGGTCACGCCTACGAGCCGCTCGCGAAACTCGTTCGCGGACGTCACGCGCTCCTGCACGCTCTTGTATCCGCCGATCGAGCGCGCCGTGCCGACCGCCGCCATGCCGCCCGCCAGCGCGCCTGCAGCGACTGCGCCGACTGCGCCGCCGACGCGCCGGAACGTCTCGTCGCGGTCCTTCTTCTGCTTGGCCGCAGTCTTCTCCGCTTCCTTCTGCTGCTTGGCAGCTTCGCGCGCCGCTGCCTGCGTCACGCGCTCCTCTTGCCGGATGCGCTGGTCGGCGGACTTCTGCGCGAGCTTGGCCCAGTAGTCCGCCTGCTTCTGCGCGAGGCGCTCCTGCTCTTTTTCCGCACGCGTCGCTGCGTCGGCCGCCGCCTGTGCTGCCTTCGCCTGCGCCTTGGCCTGCGCGGTGGCAGCCTTTTGCGTCGCAGCGGTGAGCTTTTCCTGCTCTTTGATGCGCTGCTGGTGATCGCGAATCGCTGCCTTGTTGGCAGCCTCAGACGCTTTGGCCTGCTCCTGCCCGGCCTTGTTCGCTTCGCGCGTCGCGCGCGTGACGCCCTGCGTGGCCTTGAGCGCCTCGGAGACGCCCCGCACAACAATCTTGGCAATCGCTTCGATTGTCACAGGTGCCCCGCCTCTCGTGCCGCTTTGCGCAGCTCAGTCAGGTAGACGCACTGCGTGACAGTTGCGTCTCGCGCAGCTTCAAGGCCAAAGAAAGCACGCAGCTCCGCGCCGTGTACAAGTCGTACAAACTCAAAATGCCCGCGGCGTTCTCGGATTTTCCCAACGTGTCTGCCAGCTCCTGCACCTGCTCGACCGGGCAAAACGCAAGCGGGTCCATCGACTGCGCGTGCAGCTGATAGAGCTCGTGCAGCGAGCGCACCGTCAGGTTGTCGAGCTGCGCAACCTCGCCGTGGTCGGCAAAGAAGTAGTGCCCCGCCTGCTCCGGGTCGAAGAACGCACGCGCGATAATCTCGCGCTGAATGAGCCGGTCGAGAAACTCCGGGTCCGCGATCAAGTTCGCCGACTTCTTCGAGCAGTAGTCGACCGCCTGCAGGCGCGCGCTATCGAGCTCGCTGTCCGTGAGCAGCTTGATGCCGACCTCGATGCCCGGCGCACCAGGGAAGGGGTACTTGCGCACCACGCTGCGCGGCCGCAGCGCAGCGGCGACAATCTCGTCGGAGAACTTCGCCATCAGCCGCCCAGGCTCTTGAGCATCTTGCCCTGAAAGCTCGCCGTCAGCAGCGTGGGCGAGTCGACTTGGTTTGACCAGCTCGACTCGGTGATGCGCCCCTCGGTCTGATGGCGTCGACCACCAGACATCGTGACGAGCTTGACGGTCGCCTTGCTGCGCACCGCCTCGACGAAGTCGGCCTCGTAGCCCTTGAGCGGGACGGCAGACTCGATCGACGCCTCGGTGATGCCAGGGCCGTCGCTAAAGCCCGTCGCGCCCTTGATCATGGTGACCACGAGGCTGTCCTGCGACTTGACGGTTACGCTGATCTTGGTGGCCTCTGCGAGCGTGCGCCCGTTGAGCTGGATGATGCCTTTGCCTTCGTACTTGTCCATGCGGAGACCTCTTGTCTTTCAGCCTCAGCCGACCTGGAGCACGCTCGTAGCGAACTGGTTTGCCCACTCGACGGCGTCGAGCAGCATGACGCCGTTGAAGCGGCCGGCGCTGACCGTCGACAGCTCCCAGATGATTTGATCCTTGAGGCGCTCGACCGAGCCGGACTCGAGCAGACCCTCGCTCTCCATGCCGGTCAGAATCTCGTACGCGAGGTCCTCGCACATCGATGGCGTGACCACGCCCGGTGCGCTCGGCTCGCCCTCGGGCGGGTCCTGCGACGCGTTGAACGTGCGGTACCGGTCCCAGAACTCAGTCTCGACGCGGTCTGCAGCCTCGTCGGTGATCGAGACCTTGAGCGTGTCCAGCACGCGGTAGTCGGCGTTGCCGAGCGTGTCGCGGCTGTGCGTGGTGATCGACCGGACGATGTACGCCGAGCCGTCGTCGGCGCTCGCTAGGGGCGTGACGCCGTTGTTGAGCGCCGCCTGCAGCTGCGACGAGTTGGGCCGGTCTGCGACGCGGTACTGCGCCTTGAGCCCGCCGACCGTCTCGCCGTTGAAGTTGTGCGCGCAGCTAGTCGACTCGCCCGCTGCGCGACGCGCGGCGAGACCTGCCGCCATCATCGAGCAGGGCAGGTCGGAGTTATACATCCAGCCGCACTGCCCGCGTCCGAAGTTGCGCCCCGTGACCACGCCTGTCGCGTTGGCGAGCGTGTCGAGGTTCGCCCAGACCATCTGCTTGCGATGGCCCACCTCGGGCTCGTCCTGCGCATCGACGTGCGTCTGAAACTTCGTGAGGTTGGTCGGGTCGCTGTACGGCGCGACCAGGTAGCGCCGCTGCACAGACGCGATGACGTCGAGCGCCGTCTGCGGGTCGTCTGACGTCGTGCCGAGCGTCAGGTAGCCGCCTACGGGCGGCGCGCAGAGCACGCCGATGCCGCCGCTTACGCGCGCGCGCACCGCGATGTAGTTGCCGCGCGGGCCCTTCTGACGCGCTGTGACCGTGAGCGTGCCGGCTGCGTTAGTCGCCGTGACAGGCCAGTCGCCCTTCGCGTTGATGGCTGCGATGGCGTTGTCGCCGATGATGGTCGGCGTGTCGGCTGCCGTGATCGGAAACTCGATCTCCTCGCCGAGCACGGTCACGTAGCCGGTGCCGTTCGCATTCGCGATGACCGAGAAGATAATCGTGCCGCTCGCTGCAGCGCCCGCCGACTCCGCGATGACGATGCACTTGAGCGTCACGCCGGCCCACGCAGCGATGGCCGCCTTGACCATCAGGTGCAGCTCCGAGCCTGCGCCGAACAGCGAGCGCGCGTCGTCCTCGGAGTAGACGTCGTACTCGGTGTTCGCGACCGCGGAGCCGATGGGCAGCTTGTTGCCGAACAGCTCGACGTGGCGCGTGCTGTCGCCTGTCGCGCGCAGGCCGACGCCGAGCCAGACCTTGGTGTAGACGCCGGGGCGCTTGTCGCCTGCCGCGAGAATGCTTTGCATGGGCATGACTCAGACCTCGCTCTCTGCAGCGGGCTGCTGCTCATCTTCAGGCTCGAAGCGCTCGAGCTCCTCGAGACGCGACTCAGTCTCGGACTCGTCCTCGAGCTCGGGTGGTGGTGGATCGGACTGCACCGCGACCAGGTCGCCCACGTTGACCGCGCAGCGGTAGTAGAGCGTGTTCGGCACCTCGACAGGCGTCGGCACGCGCTTGAGCCCGCACACGGTGCCGATGACGTGGTCGGCCTCCGGGTCGTCCGCTGCACACTGCGTGTAGCCGACGTAGCCGTGGCCGCGCTCGACCGGCAGGACTGCGCCGTCCACGGCTTGCACCTTGATCGTGTCTGACATTAGAGGCTCCAGTCTGGGGGTCGCGGAAAGTCCTTGCCGGCAGGGTCCGCCTCGCCTGCGTCGGTCAGCACGCGCGCGATGACGTCGGGGTCCTGCGAGGTGTCTTCGTTGTCGGTGTAGAGCTGCGCGTCGAAGCTCAGCGCCGGGTAGAACGGCCCTTGGTCCTGGTCGTTGTCATCGCGCCAGATGACATCGACCTCGGCGACGAAGCCGGGGAAGGTCTGCTGTCCGTCCGGCGTGAACAGCTCGCGCTTGATCGCGGTCTGCCGAAGGATGCGCACGACGCCTGCCTCGAGCAGCACGTCCGCGCCGCCCTGATGCGCAGGGTGACTGCCGCGCACGAGCGTGCGGATGAGCGCGTGCCAGACGCGGTCGAGCAGCGGCCAGCGCACGTCGAGCATGTCGCGCCCGGTCGGCGGCGTCGCGTACGCGAACTGCAGCGTGCTGCCGTGGTCCAGGTAATACATCGTCGTCTGCACCGAGCGCGTACGAACGCGGTAGCAGTGCAGCGCAGGCAAGACGCCCGAGCCTTCCATGCCGAGCGTGAACGGCACCTTGCACGTCGTCTGCACCGCGGGCTCGAGCAGGTCAGGCGGCACGCCGGCGGCCGTCATCTCGGCGGTGAGGTCTGCATTGATGGCGTCGTACAGCAGCGCCAGGATCGGCGTGATGAGCGGGTCGGGCAGGGAGTCGAGCGCGTTGTCCGCCACGAGCTACCTCCGCTCGAAGGGGAAGGTGCCGCCGCCGACGGTGCCGCCGCCGCCGCTTGCCGGCGTGAAGCGCCCGCGAATGGCGCCGAGGTACTCGCGCTCGTAGTTCTTGGCGAGCGTGTGATTGCGGTCGTCCTCGGCCGCCATCGCTGCGAAGTAGATCTTACTCAGCGCGCGGTAGCAGACGGCGAGCTTGAGCTCGACTGGGTTGGCGAGGTCAGTCTCGTGCAGGGGCGGAGAGCGCGAGGCCAGCGCGGCGAGCGCATCAGCGAGCGCAGCCTGGCGGAAGACGTCGCGCGTCGGCTGGTCCTTGTTGATGCGGTTGAGCTCGGACAGACCGCCGACCTGGTTGGCAAGGTCCGTGTCGGTGCAGATGCTGTCGACGGCGAGCGCCATCAGACCACCTCGAAGCCGCAGTCTCGAAACGCGCGCGCCATGGCGCTCTCGAGGATCTCGCCGTCCTCGTCGTCGATGGCGTCGCGGATGAAGCGCTTTTCACGCACGCCGGTGCGCGTGCCGAACTCTTGGGCCAGGCCGTACGGGTAGCCCTTGCCCATCGAGCGGCGCGTGTTGCCGCGCTTCTTACGCAGCTTCGCCTCGCTCGTCGCGGCGAAGCTCACGATACCCACGAGCTCGTCGCCCTCCTCCTGCACGCCGTCTGACTGGATGGAGTTGCGCAGCGCGCCCGTGCGGTCGGTAAACGTCGTCGTCTGCTTCGCGCGCGCAGCGATGCTCTCGAGCGTCAGGTCCAGGCCCTGCTTCAAGCGCAGCTGCAGCGCTCCCTCGAGCTGCGCGAACGCAGCATGGAAGGAGTCGAAGTCGGCGACGTAGGTGATCACTTGCTCTTGCCCTTGCCCTTGCCCGTGAGCTTCTCGCTCCAGCTGGGCTTCGGCGGCGGCGGGATGGGCGCGCGCTCGCGAGCAGCAGGCGGCGGCTCAGGCTCGGGCAGCACGTTGTCGATGCCTGGCCGCGTCGGCAGCGTCGTGCCGATGGGAGGCGGCTCGGGCGGCAGTTCGTTGTCGATGTCCGGCTGTTCGCCAGGGAGCTCGTTGTCGACGCCAGGCCGGGTGGGCAGCGTCGTTCCGAAGGGCGGCAGCTCGTCGGGCAGCTCTGGACGAGGCAGTTCGTTGTCGATGCCAGGACGCTCCGGCAGCGTGCTGCCGATGGGCGGCAGCTCAGGCGGCAGCTCGTTGTCGATGCCGGGCTGCTCGCCCGGTAGCTCTTGCCCAGCCTCGGGGATGGCTGGCAGGTTGCCGCCCTCGGGCCGCTCGGGCAGCGTCGTGCCGAACGGCGGCAGCTCGTCCGGCAGCTCGGGACGCGGCAGCTCGTTGCCGGGGCGCGGCCCCTCGGGCAGCGTCACGCCGATGGGCGGACGGTCGGGCGGCAGCTCGTTGTCGATGCCGGGCTGCTCGCCGGGCAGTTCGTTGTCGACGCCAGGGCGCGTCGGAAGCGTCGTGCCCAGCGGCGGCAGCTCGTCAGGTAGCTCAGGGCGCGGCAGCGTGTTGTCGATGCCTGGCCCCTCTGGCAGCGTGCTGCCCAGCGGCGGCAGTCCAGGGCGCGGCAGCTCGTTGTCGATCGCCGGCCCCTCTGGCAGCGTGCTGCCGATGGGAGGGCGCTCGCCAGGTAGCTCGTGGTCGATGCCGGGCTGTTCACCTGGCAAGGCGTTGTCGACGCCGGGCGCAGTGGGCAGCGTGCCGCCGATGGGGCCTTCGCCTTCGCCTTCGCCTTCGCCGCTCTCTTCGCCGCCGCCCTCTTCGCCTTCGCCAGGGTCAGGCGGCTTGGGCGGCTTGCCGAGCTTGGTGCAGTCGCCGAGGTCGAGGCGCTCGCCGAAGGTGCGCCGCGCGCCCTCGACCGGGTGCGCGCAGATGAACTTGCGCAGACAGCGCACGTCGACCTCGCGTGTCGCGACGCCGAGCTCGAAGAAGGTGCCGCCGTGCTCGCCCTGTAGCTCGTCGCTGAGCACGAACAGCCAGCGATCCGTGTACTGGGTCGCTGGCTCATACGGGACGTCGGTTAGCGAGAGTGCCATGGGCGTCGAGCTCCTGCTGCGCGCGCGCAGCGCTGCAGGTCAGGTGGTCTTGATCTCGGAGGCGCGCGCGATGGCGTACTCGGTGCCGAGTGCGAGCGAGCCGTACCACTCGAGGCGCGTGCGGAACGCCGCCTTCGCCTCGAGCTGCCCGATGTCGTACATCTTCACGCCGCCGATCAGCGCGTCGAACGGCGTCAGGTTCGCCAGCGCCTGCTCGCTCTCCTGCTGCACGCCGAAGTACAGACCCTGCTCTGCAGCCAGAGATGCGATGTACAGCGACGACAGGTTCGTGCTCGCGCCCTTGGCCTCGTTGCTCGGCACGTCGTCGACCTGGAAGATCGGATAGCCGTTGTAGTGCGGCACCAGAATCTGCGAGGGCTGCCCGTTCATCCCGAGCACCGGAATCGCGAGCTGCTCGGGCATCATGCCGCCCGCTGCGCTGCGCGCGAGCGCCATGAACTTGCGCTTGAGCTTGCTGTTCATGAAGAAGCAGGCGTTGTCGCGCTCCTTGAGCTTCTCGAAGAGCAGCTGGTCCATGACGTCGAAGCTCAGCGCGTCACCGTCTACGCCGGTCGACGCGACGGTCTGCGTCGCGGGGCAGAGCTTCGGCAGACCGTCGAACTCGTGCGTGGTCGTCGCGAAGTTGACCGACACGACGCCGTCTGCAGTCGCGCTGGCGACCGTGATGTTGAGAACGATCTTCTTGTTGGGGTTGTCGGAGCTGAGCACGACGTTGGTCGAGTTCGCGGCGACAGCGACAGGCGCGCCGAACGTGCGGTCGCCGGGCGCGCGGTAGCTCCAGAGCGTGCCGGCGTGCGTGTACTTGATGTCACCCGGTCCGAACCGGAACGAGTCTGTGTGCGCGCTGGCGCTGACGAACACGAGCGCAGCAGCGGGCGACACGGCTGGGCGATCGAACGTTGCGCTCGTCACGTAGCCGCCGCCGAACATGCGGTCCTGCAGCTTCATGCCCAGCGCCTTGAGCTTCTGCTTGAGCTGGATGGCGCGCGGGTCGCCGTTCGGGTCGTTCTGGTTGAGCGTCGTGTTGAGCACGTCGACGTCGGTCTCGATGAGACGCAGCGGCACAGTCACGTCGTCGAACGTCGCGGACGACTCGACGGTGACGGGGTTGGCGGGATCGACGAACTCGATCGTGGGCAGCGCTTTCTCTCGAGCGTATGTCCACGCGGAGCCAGACTTCGGCACGAACTGCATTCGGCTGAAGAGCTCGTTCGTGACAGCGATGCCGAGGAACACGCCGCGAGTGAGTGGGTTTCGGGCGATCTTAGCCGCTTCGTACAGAGTAAAACTCAATGGAATACCCGCCTTTCAGATGCTCAGGTACACTGCAGGCAATGGATGCACCTGAGTCTGAGCGTTGGTTGCCAACTGTCGGTTTTGAGAAGTACGAAGTGAGCGACCAAGGTCGCGTGCGCAGCTGGCGAGACTTCCAGGGTGGCGTCCGGCGAGAGCCGCGCCTGCTGCGTCAGTATCCCGGTAACCAGTACGGGCACCTGGTTGTGTCGCTAAGCCTGAAATCAGGCGAGCAAAGTCGCCCCGTAGGCGTGCACTGCCTCGTACTGGAAGCGTTCGTCGGCGCGCGCCCTCCTGGCCTTCAGGCGTGCCACTTCCCTGACCGGGACCCGACGAACAACCGTCTCGAAAACCTTCGCTGGGGCACTGCTCAGGAGAACGCAGCAGACCGCGCTGCGCACGGCACCGAGTACCACGGGCAGAGGCATCACCGAGCGCGACTAACCGACGCTCACGTGATGCTGATGCGGTACCTGCACGTCGCGCACGAAGTCCACGAGAAGACGCTTGCTGGCTGGTTTCACGTCGACCACACGACAGCGCACCGCGTCGTGACGGGTCGGAAGTGGAAGCATCTGCCAATGTTGAAAGCGTCTGCAGGGTAGTCTCCCGTCACGAAGAGTTTTTGGCCTGCGCTTGTGCGCTGAGACCTGCGGAGAGCAGGCTGTCGATGTTGGGGTGCTGGTCGACGGTCTGCGGACTGCCATTGCCGCCGAGCGGCGAGCGCGGTGCGCCGCTGCCGCCGTCGCTACGGCCCGCGAAGTAGGGGTTGTCGACGAGGTACTGCTTGGCCGCCTCGGCGAGCTTCGCGAAGCTCTTGCCGCCGACTGCGACGCTCTTGGGCTCGAGGTTGTCGTCGAGCTCGATCTGCGCCTCGGACAGGAACGTGAGCGTCGCGGCCTTGCTCGCGCCCTTGGCAATGCCCGCGTCTGCAAGCGCGCTCGAGACCAGGTGGCGCTGCACGTAGCCCCGGTGCGCGTCTGCTGCCTTGGCTGCGACCTGCTCAGCGGCGGCGACCTTCGCGGCCCAGTCCGCCTCGAGCTGCTTGCGCTGTTCGGTCGACTTCTGCAGGTTGTGCTGCAGCTTCTCGAGCTCGGTCTTGCCCTTGAGCTTTTCTTGCTCGAGCTGCTCCTCGCGCGCTGCGTCCGCCTCAGCCAGCCGGGCCTTGATGCTGTCGAGCTCGCTCAGCGCTGCGGTCGCCGTGTCCAGCTGCGTCTTGAGCTTGCCGACGCGCTCGCCGACGATCGCATTGACCTCCTCCTGCGAGAAGGTTTTGCCGCCGCCTGCGGGGTCGTGGTCTGGCGAGCGCAGCACGTCGCGCAGCGCAAACCAGGGCAGGGCGCCGCAGACGGTCGCGCTGCGGACGACAGGCTCGCGCATGCACAGCGGGTCGAACACCTCGCGCTGAAAGGCGCTGGCGGCGTACGCGTGGCTGCGGGCGTGCTTGATGGGCATGGGCATGGTGGCTCTCGTCTCCCCGGCTAGGCCGGTATCCCCGTTGAGAACACGCGCTCAGGCAGCTCACGGGTGAGAGCTGCAGCGCTGGCGCGGATGCTTTCACAGCACCGCACGGGCCCGTAACATTGCCCCGGCGCTGGGGCGTTCTCTCGGATGAGACCCTCTGCGCAGCGACAGCTACGCGGGCCCCATCACTTCCTGTTTTGCCGTGCCGTTCGCGCACACGTCGCGCAGTACGCCCAGACGTCGACGCAGAGCTCGAGCGCCCAGAACAGCGCGACGGCCGGCCAGTAGCGCGACTCGACGTGCGCGTAGCCCCAGGCGATGAGCGTGGCAACGAGCAGGTCGAGCGCGAGCAGCGTCACGGGTCGGTCGCCGGCAGCGGTGGCGCGAGCGACAGCAGCGTGAAGCGCGCGCGCATGACGCCGTCCGGCCAGAGCACCGGCTCCAGGAACATCTCGATCGGGCGCACCCAGACCTGGCCGAGCTGGTGCGAGACGTAGACGGCGACGCGCTGCTCGCGGTCCTCGCTCAGCCGCGCGACCCAGAGCAGCGTGTAGGTGCCGCCTCGGTAGTGCCGGTAAGACATCATCGCGCGCCTGCCTTTCTGCTGCTGCGCTGCACCAGCGCGCTGACGCGCTTGATCTGCCCGGTCGGCTCGAGCACCTGCACGCCCCGCTCGAGCGCAGCGTGTCTGGTCGGGCCGAGGATGGCGCGCGCCTTGCCGGGGTTCTGCTTGAGCCAGGCCGTTGCGTCGGGCGACTCGTGGTCCTGCATGTCTGCAGGCACGCGACCTTCGTCTGCAGAGCGGTCGAAGTGACTGCGGTCGATGACTGCGTGCACCGTGCAGAGGCAGTTGTGCACGACGATGCCGCCGACGACGTAAGTCTTGTCGACAGCGACTGCGAAGTTGTGCACCGGGCCGTCATACTCGACGCGGTCGAGCGCCGTCACGAGGGCAGGCGTGAAGCGGCGCTCTGCAGAGACAAGCGTCACGACCAGGTCACCCACGCGAAGACGCTCCGCCGCCTGCCAGCCACGGCCGGTAAGCACCTCGTGCTCTGGCGTCGCTTCCAGGCGCTTGTCGTCGCCGATAGTCGCGACGACAAGCGCCCCACGCCACGAGCGCACGCTCAGGCGCAGCACAGATCGCAGCGCGCCTGAGTGCGTGCGCACGAGCATGCCCGGCACGATGCGCTCGATCGGCACGTCGCCCTCGCTGGTCTCGATCATGTGCCCTGGCGGAATGCAGTTCGGGTGCGGCAGCTTCGGCACGTGCGCAGCGGGGTAGCGCCCTGGCCCGAGGCCGTACGCGTTCTGGTTGGCCAGGATGTCGCAGACGTCCTCGCGCGAGCCGCCGTGCAGCGCCGACGCGTGCCGGTTGCTCAGCGTCCACTGGAAGCAGACCACGCCGGCCTTGTCGCCCATCTGCTTGACGTAACTCTGGCGCATCGCCTCGACCGTCTCGCTGCGCGCGATGCGGTTGGCCTGATACGCCAGCTTCTCTTTCACGTAGCGCTTCACGACGCCGTCGAGCTGCTTGCTGCTCGCGGTCTGCACGTCCGCGACGAACTTCTTCGTGGCGCTCTTGAGGCTGTACTTGCTCGCGAGGAACGTGCCGTCAGTCTGCACCTCGCCGAGCTGGGCGATGCGCTTGGTGTAGCTGCGCGCGATGTCGCGCACTGCGCCCTTGTCGCCTGCGCGTGCGGCGGCCTCGAGCTCCTGCAGGTACTTGGGCAGCTCGACGCTACGCGGGTCGATGCGCTCGATCTTGCGCGCTGCGCCGAGGATGCCGCGCTGCTGCTTGATGCCGCGCTGCACCTCCTGCGCCATGCCCTGCGAGACCTCGCGGTCGACGCGCCGCATGCGCTTGGTGAGCCCGACCTTGTCGACGGTGATGCGGCCGGCGATGCGGTCTGCCGCCTCGGCCATCGCGCCCGCTGTCTCGCGTACCTGCGAGTCGACCACGTCCTCGCCGAGCACCGCGCGAAACGTCCGCTTGCCGACTGCGGGTCCTGCGTCTGCGCCCTCGCGGATGTTCGTGCGTACGATGCGCACGCGCTTCGGGAACGTCTTTGCGAACTCCGCATCGAACAGCTGCTCGAGCTGCGCAGTCGTGCGGCGCGTCTTGGTTGCCTCGCGCAGCTTGGCGATGACGTCGGTCGCGAGCTGCGAGTGCGCGGCCTCGAGCTCGAGCTCGCCGCGGCGGATGGCGCCTAGCAGCTTCTGCAGCTCTGCGCGGTACAGCGTGAGCGCTTTGTCAGGCATCGGTCTCCTGCCGGCGCTCGCGCGCCTGTCGCTGTTGTTGGCGTGCGAGTTCGCGCTGCTGCTGCGCTTGCTGCCAAGCGTCCATCTCCCGCGCAGCGCTAGCCGTCCACGCGTAGTCCAGCACGTCTCCACTACGCGACATCGCGACATTGCAGCTCGGGTGCGGCTCTCCACGGTCGCGCGCGTCGATCCATGCTGGCAGCCATGCAGCGATGTCAGACAGCTCAGAAGGCAGGCAGGACAGCTCTAGCTTGCGCTGCTGGTCTGCGGCACGCGTCCAGTATGGGTTGCGGTACGGGTCACGGTCGCGTGAGCACTCAAGACTTAGCTCTCTGTAAGAGCGTAGTGGAAACTTCACCATGTGGTGATCGACGTGCCATCGCCAGATCAGCGGCCTCGTGTGGTCCCAGTGCTGCGGTGAGCTGTACGGACACAGCAGAATCGCCCCGACTGGTCGCTCGCCACTTCGGTTCAGGCATGCGTCGTTGCGCTCGACTAGGCTGGTCAGATAGCCAAGCGCTCGCAGCTTCGTCGCAACGCCCGGCATGTGCAGCTTTGGAGTGCGCCTGATGGCGCGCTCCAGCTGGTCATAGTCCTGCGGGTAGTCCGTCTCAGTGTCGTCGCTCATGGCGCGCGCCTCCCGCTCTTCACTGCCCGACTGCCTGACGCGCAGCGAGCCGGACCTGGGCGTCCAGCGTCTCCTGCTCTCGTGCGCGCTGATCGGCGTGACGACGCGCGTCCCACGCTATCTGCTCTGCGGCGTTGTACTCCTCGATCGCGCGATACTTTGCTTCGCGCCTGTCTACCCAAAGCTTGTCCTCAGCGGCACGCTCGACTGCCCGAGGCCCGCCGTACTCCCAGTCGAGCTCCTGCTCAGACGGCGTGTGCGGCCTAGCGTGCTGCGCGCAGAAGAGCGCGCCTCGCACTTGCGTGCGGCAAGCCCTGCCGTTCTCGCTTCGATAGAGGCACCGGTACTGGTGTCGCTCCTGAAGAGCGCGGCCGTACACTGCGCGAAAGCGCTCGATGCGCGCGCGGCAGAAGCGTTGTGCGTGGCGGTCGCGTTCATGACCGCACGCCTGGCAGACTCGCGTCTCCTCTGTCCATGCCGCGCACTCGCTCAGAATCGCATCCGCGACAAACCACTCGCCGTGCCGGCGATGCTCCGCAAAGCGTCTGTGCAGCGCGCCCTCTTCGGCAAGTCCGCCCGAGCAAAGCAACGCGACACGCAGCACCGCTGGGCTTCCGACCTGCAGATCCTTGACGCGCAGCGCGACGTCGTCGGCCTTGCCAATCTTGAGCATGCGAGTGCCCTCGCCGATTACGAAATAGACCATGGCTCTTCATCCCCCCGCGTCGTCCTTGCCGCTCGTTGTGAAAGAGCGGTGGATGCTTGCTCACTACATCGACATCAAGAACTGTCCGTAGGATACGCTTCTGCGTTTTTCCTCAGCTGTCGCCACGGCAGACGCGGCCCATGCGATAAGCGCAAGTCGTCGCGCCTGCTCTGCCGTGAACAGATAGAACAGGTGCAGGTGCATTAGCTTGCGCAGAGCCCACGCCGGATGCGCGTAGACGTCCAGTTCATCGAAGTAGTAGCGCTTGTCGTCGTCGCACTCGCCCTTGTGAGACAGTCTCAGCGCTGACACGCGATCGTCAGATTCAACCGTCCACGCCAGCATTGCTGACCGCAGGCGCTCGATCCTGCGTCCGCACACGTCGCAGGTGAGAACCTCGTGCGCGGTGATGTTCACTGTGGTGTCTCCCTTTGCGCCTGCGTCAAGAGCACACTCGCTTCGTCCGCGTCGGCGAACTGGACGAACGAGAACGGCCTGTCGACGTCGCGCCGCTGCAGCACGATGAGCGGCTTACGCGGCTGCTTGCGCACGGCTGCGCACGAGACCGCGATGCTCGCGAACGATGCGGGCGTAACCTCGACCGGACACGTGCCGTCGTCTGCCTCGAGCATGACGGTGAAGGTTGTGTCGAAGCTGTCGCACGCGACGACCATCGACATGCCCAGGAACGTCGCGACGAGCAGACGCGCGCTCTCGAAGCCGGCCGGGTAGTCGCCCATGCTGATGGTCCAGGACTGGCTCATGGCGTGGGCTCCTCGCGCGGCAGGCCGAGCGAGAACTCGACGTGCAGCGCCACGAAGGGAATCAGGCAAAGGTAGACGTGCAGGTGCCGCGGGTGCACCAGGCGCTCGATGCGCGTGCCGCTCGGCAGGCGTCGCTCGACGATGACGAGCTGGTCGACGACGGGCCGGTCATCCCAGGACACGCCGACCCATGCATGCCGCAGGTCGAACTCGAGGCGTATGCGGGCGAGCTTCATCGGTGGCCTCGTTCCTCGACGTCGCGGTGCAGCGCGTCGGCGTCGTTCAGCAGCTGGTCGAACAGCGGCAGGCTCGCCAGGAAAGCGACGACGAGCGCCAGCATCATGAATGCGCAGCCTACGCGCACGACTTGGTCTTCGTGGTTGTGTCTCACTGGCAGACCTCCTCAGCGACGCCGAGCGGCTGCCCGCTCTTCAGGTTGCGTTCGATGCACGCGCGACGGTCGCGCCTGGCGAGCCAGGGCAGCCCAACGACGATCGCCCCGAACCACAGCGCGAGCACGACGACCCACGTCGCGACGGTCATCTGGCCGACCTGCTGCTTGGTCAGCGTCACAGCGCCTCCTGCAGGAGCAGCAGCAGCACCGCGTACGCCTCGCGCCAGTCCTTGGCTTCGCCCGGGTACTCCTCCTGCCCGGTCTGCTCGTTGTAGAGCCACTCGGCGTAGTCGCTGCGCAGCGTGGCAGCGATCGCCTTGAAGCCTGGCATCGCGCGCAGCACGTCGAGCTGCTGCGCCAGCTGCACGAGCGCGAGCAGGTCGCCGCCGTGCACGCTCACGTTGAAGCACGCCTCGGGCACCGTCGACGAGCGCGACGCGAGCGCCTTGTCCTCGAGCTCGATAAGCCTGCCGTCCGTGAGCGTCACGCTGCCTCCCGCTGCTGCTTGTCGTCCTGGGGCGGCGGCGGCGGCTCGCCGTCGTCAGGCTCGGCTGCGCCCTCCGTGAGCGCAGCGGTGGCCGCTTCCTTGTCCTTCTGCGCCTGGTCGATCTCCTGCTCGATCTCGCCGTCGATGGTCAGCTTGGTGTCGCTGGCGAGGCCGGGCAGCAGCTTCTGGACGAGGCGCTGCAGCATCTCGACTTTGGCCTGCCGCCCGATGTTGAGCGACAGCGCCTGCGTGACCTGCTCGAGCTCGTCGCCGAGCGCTGCGTCCGCGTAGCTCTCGTGCGCCGTGCACTCGATGGCCTGCAGCGCTTCCTCGGCAACGCCAAGACCGCGCCCCACCAGGATGAGCGTGTCGCGGTCTGCGCGCGCCAGCGCCTGCGCCAAGCTCACGATGGCCACGTTCGTTTTCTCGAACTCGACTTCCTTGCTCTGGGCAGACGTGTTGACGCCGCTCGCTTTCGCATACTCGACGCCGCTGATGCGGTAGATCTCGATGATGGTGGCGACGATGCGCGCCTCGAGCGTCGCGGCGATGCTCGCCGGCGGCGCGAGGTAGAACGGCACCACCTTGGCCTGGTCGCTGATGACGAGCCCGGTCGAGACGCCGCCCGTGCCCGTGTTGTTCGCAGCAGGCGCAGCGCCTGGCCAGACGAGCTGCGCAAACACCTGGCAGCGGATGTGCTCGTCCATCTCGGAGATCAAGTTGAACAGACGCCGGCACTCAAGCGCGATGTTGGCGTTGACGCTCTTGGCTTTGACGCTGTCCTCGACGCTCGTGTCCGCACGCCACGAGACGATAGGCACCGCGCCGAAGTTGTGCGCGCCATGCGTCGGCGCGCCGACGAGCTCGCCCGAGACCTCGTAGACGGTCCAGTCGGTGCGCGTCCAGACCGTGTAGCGCGTGACCCGCTCTGCGTCCTGGTCCCACGAAGCCTTGCGCGTGAACGTCACGCCGAGCTTGGCCCAGACGAACGCGCCGTCGTCGTCGAGCTCGTAGTCGAACAGGTGACAGGGCAGGTTGAGCACGACGTACGGCTCGAGCTTGCCCGTCTGCTCGACGGTGAGCGCCTCGCGCGGAGAGCTCGGCAGGTCGACCAGCATCGGAAACCAGCCGAGCACCGCCGTGACGAGCGCGCGCCTGCGCAGGTCCTTGTCGTAGCCGGTGCGATCGATCCACTCGAGCAGCTCGGGCGGCACGTTGTTTCGCTTGTGGGGCTTGCGCGCGATGTAGCCGACCTTGATCGCAGTCGTCGGCTCGACGTAGTTGAGGTAGTGCGCGACGTCGACGCGCCGCTGGTACTTGATCGAGTCTTCTGCGTTGAAGCGGTCGAGGTAGCTGTGCGACGCCTCGACCACGCTTTTGCTGAGCGTCGCGAACTTGCTGTACGTCTGCGTGACGATGCCCCAGAAGCCCGCGGCGTCCTGCTTGATGCGGCCGAGGTAGCCGCCCGCGCCCGTGTAGCTGTCGAGCAAGAACTTGTGCCACTCGAGCTCGAGCGCGTAGCCGTCGCGCTTGGCCTCGAGAGCGTCTTTGGTGGATGCGTAGGGCATGGCGGTGGTCTCCTAAAGTCCGGGCACGTAGAAGGGCGTGGGCACGACGCTCGTGGTCAGGTCGAGAAAGGCGCGCGAGGTCGCGTCGACTTGGTCTTTCTTGGCGCCGTCAGGAAACGCCTCGAGCTCGTTCAGGTAGCTCTCGTTCCAGTCGCCGCGCAGCACTTTCACGTTGCCGCCCTCGGCCTGCGCGCTGACGGGCTTGGCGTACGTGAGCTTGTTCTCGGACGCGACCGCGATGCGCACGTCCCAGCCAGCAAGCTCGCGCAGAAAACGCTGCGCCTCGGACTTGCCGGCGCCGCCAGGGTCCTGCCACATCGCCTGCCGGCACTCGCGCCCGTCCTCGCGGGTCGTCCTGTGCACGAGCTGCTCGACGGCGTAAGGGCGGTCGCGCAGGCTCTTGACGTCCTGCACGACGAACAGCCCCGACGCGTGCCGGCTCATCTTCACGCCGCGCGTCCAGTCGGGCTCCTTGTTCTCGGTGCTCGGCTCGGTCGCCGCAAGGTCCCAGCCACGGCTGGTCGCGATGACGTCGTGCGGCACGCGGTCGACAATCTCGAACCAGACTTTCTTGAACACCGTGCCGGCAGCGGGCCGTATCTTCCAGTTGCCGCCGAGTAGACGCATGCGCTCGACGAGCGACAGCGCCATCAGCTTGGTCTCGTAGTCAGGGTCGCCGCGCGGGTTGTCGGCGAGCATGGCTGGGATGAAGCGGAAGCTCTGCGGGCGCGTCGAGCGCGGACGGTTGAGCACGTGCTGCGCGCGGTCGCGCACCTCGTCTGCCGTGTCGCCCCAGATGAGCGCATCGCCGTCGCGCACGAAGTAGCGCTTGACCCCGGCGCGCTCGCGGATGGCATAGCCGTCGTCGCCGATCCACCACTTGACCATCTTGGCGACCCAGCTGTCGGGGTCGGGGTTGCAGGTCAGAAAGCAGCGCGGGCGCATTCCGCACGTCGAGCGCAGGCGCGAGTACATGAACCAGAACTGCGTCTCTTCCATCAGGGTCGCCTCCTCGAAAGCGAACTCCGTGAACTGCGCGCCTGCGTAGTCGATGACGTCCTTGGCGTGCTGCAGACCGCGCAGCTGGATGAGCGAGCGCGTCTCGGGGAAGCGCCACTCGTGCGTGCTGAGGTTCGGGCGAGCAGACCACATGGGGTACATGCTCATCGACTCTTCCCAGATGCCGCCGCCCATCGTGACCTGCGGCATCTCGCGCCGGAAGATCGCGCCGTAGTATTTCTCGTAGCGCGCTGCGTGCAGACCGAAGCGGAACAGCGTCGAAAAACTTTTTCCGCCGCCGGCGGCGCCGCCGAACAGGGTGACGTCTGCAGACGAGCGCACGGCTTCTGTCTGCGGCCCTGGGTTGAGCCTGACGTGCACCTCCTCGACTGCGGCTTCGCTCGTCACGTGTCCTGCTCCTCCGGCTCGTCCTCGGGCACATGCACGACGTAGCGAATGCCTGCCGTGATCGGCCCGCCGTTCGGACCGCTCAGCTCGACACGCTGCTTGTCGTTGTAGAGGTCGGGCCGGTGCGCGCGCAGCTGCTTGAAGATCGCCTCGATGTTGCCGGCCTTCGCGGCGCGCATCGCCCAGAACGTGAGCGTCGTGTTGCGCTTGGACGCTGCCTGCTCGACGTCCACCCAGAGCGACGCGTACGGCTCGACGCCCTCCCTGGCTTCGGCCTTCCAGCGGAAGAACGTCGTGCGCGAGATGCCTTCGACGCCGAACGCGTCAAGCTCGTCGATGCCTGCCTGGATGAGCTGGCAGACGCGCGCGCGCAGGTCTTCGTTGTAGAGATTCTTGCTCATGGCGACTGTGGGTGGTGGGACTGCGTTCGTGGTTCAGGGTCATAAGGCGCCGCGGCTGCGTGAATCAGTCCCGCAGCAGCACGCGCTTCTGCGCGGCGATGCCGATCGAACAGCTCGAACATGCCGAGCAAGTAGTCCTCTGGCTCGAGCGCGATGCCGAGCTCGAGCTCGAGCGCGCTGAGCGGAAACTGCGCGAGGATGGCCGCGAAGCCGATGCGCAGCTTCTCGAGCGCCTCGCCCTCGAGGTGACTCACGCGCACGCGCGAGATGCCCATCGCGGCTGCGACCTGCTCTTGCGTCAGGCCGCCCGGGTGCACGCTCGTCACGAACCACGCAGCGTCGTCGTCGGTCCACGGCGTGAGCTCCCAGCTGAGCGCGCCTGGGTGCCCGTCCGGGATGCACTGCCGGCGCGCCCTGCCGCGCGCTGCGACTGCGCGCACGATCGTCAGCTGCTCGCGCGAGACGCGGAGCTTGCGCGAGCGTGGGCGACGTCGAGGCGCGGGGCAGGCTGCCATCATGGCGAGACTCGCCGGCGGTAGTCGCGTGCGCGCTTGCGCGCCCTGCGCTTGGTGCCCTTCCTGGCTTGGTCGGCGAGGCGGCGCTGCTTGGCGTTGTACTCGCGCAGCGCAAGCGCCTCCGCGCGCAGCTGCTCGCGCTCTTCGGGAGAGTGAGAGTGCTGCGCGCCGCTCACTGGGCGAGCTCCTGCTCGGCCTTGGCGAGCTCGAGCATGCGGCCGATGAGATCAAGCTCCTGCTCGGTCACGCGCAGCTCGCGCTGGGCAGCAGCGAGCTCGGCCTCGCGCGTCTGCACGCGGGCCTTGCACGTGTCGACGACGTTCTGCTTGCTCTGGTACTGCTGCTGCAGACGCTCGGCCTGCGTGCGCCGGTGGACGCGCTTGGGAGGCGGCTGCTCGTCGGGCGCCTTCGCCTTCGCGATGGACTCGTCGATGGGCGTGCCGGTCTCGACCGACTCGTAGGGCTGCGTGTCTGCGGCTGTCATGGTCATGGGGCTCAGGTTCCTTTCGTCTGCTGTGGGCGATGCGTCGTGCGCGCGGCTTACTGCAGACCGCCGCGAAACAGGTCGTCGTCTGCGTCGTCCTCGTCGTCGTCTTTGTTGGTCTGCTCGAGGCGCCTCGAGCGCGGCGTCTTGGGAGGCGAGCAGCTGGTGCCGTCCGGGTAGACGATGGTCTCTTGGCGCTCCTCGGGTCGCATGCGCCGCGAGCGGATGACCTCGTTGATGTCGGTGCGCACCGTGTCGACCTGGCCGTGCTCGAAGTCGGGCACTTCCTTGCACTCGATGTCGCGCCACTCTTTGCCCTCGCGTAGCTGCCGGCCGACGTCCTGCGCGCGCTCCTCAGCCTCGGCGAGCTTGGACTTGATGTCGTCGCAAAAAGTCTTCTTCTCGAGCTCGAGCTTGTGCGTGGTGAGCAAGAGCTGCGCGAGCTCCTCGCCACGGATGAGCTTCTCGTCTTGCGTGAGCAGGCACTGCAGCGACTCGGTGAACAAGTTAGCTTGCATCGTCGGTTCCCTTTCCCTGTCCGTTCGGCACGATGGCGAGGAGCTCCCCGCGGCCAAGCTCGCGCGCGAGCTCGCGCAGCGCAGTGCGCTGGTACGTCGGCAGCCGCGCGACAGCGCAGAGCAGCCGCTCGAAGGAGGCCCCGTGCAGTGCGCGTGCGGCCTGCACGTCGAGCACGTTGAGCGGTACGCGTGGCAGTCCCATCAGGGCACCTCCTCGAGCGCGACAGGCGCGGCGGGCTCGGCCAGCGCAGCAGAGAGCGTCTCGGCCGCAGCGAGCAGCTCAGAGGGCCTGCAGTGCAGCGCGCGTGCATAGCGCTCGAGCGTTCTGATCGACAGCACGTGCCGCGTGCTCTCTGCGCGCGAGACGAGCGGGCGGTGCGTGGCGACGCGCTTGGCCAGGTCGCGCAGCGACAGCCCGAGCGCGACGCGACGCTTGCGAATCACCGGACCAAGACACGCACTGATGTCTGCCGCGCTGCTCATGCGGACCTCCTCTTGCCGAGCTCGAGCTCGCGCTTCTTGGCCCAGCGAAACAGACCGTCGACCGCGCCCCACTGCGCAATCGCCATCGCCTCAGCCTCGTTGTCGTCGGTGACGGGCTGCCCCGCCACGACCGTCGCCCAGAACAGCGCGCTCTTTTTCCATGCAGCGCGCGGCAGGTTGATGCGCACGCCCATGACGCGGCGCCACTCGCTCGGCTCGACCAGCATGCGCTGCGACGGCGGGTGCTTGAGAATCTCGAGCAGCATGCGCCAGCCTCCGCGCGAGTCGCCGAGGCTCAGAATGTTTTTGGTGGGGATGCCAGAGCTCGCTGGGATGTTGCTGTGGTCCTCGAACAGCACGAGCAGTCTGCTCACGTCAAAGCCGGGCAGCTTGCGCAGGGCGCGCAGGGCGGCCTGCTGCTCGTCTGCGTTCGTCGTGAAGCCGTGCAGCACGAAGCGCCGCAGGTCGTGCACGGCCCATCCGCTGCGCTGCGCCTGGTCGATGCCGAGCACGTAGACGTTCTCGTCGGTGCCGTGCGAGAGCAGGTGCCGCGCACGCTCGCGCGACGGTCCGTGCTCGTGCGGCCAGGGCTGGGGAACGGGGCGCTGCTCGCTCATACGTACCGCCAGCTGCGCGGCAGCAGATCAAAGCGTCGCGTGACCTGCACGCTCCACGTGCGCAGGTCGATCGAGGCGGCGGGCGGCTCGACGGCCCACATGAGCGCGAGGTGCCCTGCGATGCGCGTGAGCATGCCCTCGATGCGCCTGAGTGTCTGCTCGTCGCTCGTGCGGTCGCAGAGCTTGAGCAGCGTGCGCGCCGTCGAGCAGAGCACGAGCAGACGCTGCGCGCTGAGCGCCTCGTGCTCGGTCACAGATGCGCGGTAGCCGCCGAGCACGGCGCAGAACGCGGCGTTGCCGAGGCTCGCCTCGATCTGCAGGAAGGTCTTGTCGACGAGCTCGTAGGGGCGCGCCTGAAAGCGCGCAGGGCTATACGAGGGCAGCGCGTCGCACAGCTCGACGGCGAGCCTGAACAGCGAGAGGTCGCGCTCAGCGCCACCGCTCTTGACGAGCTCGAGCGCGAGGTCCATCGGGTCGGCGCTAAGCGGGCGCATGACTGCCTCCGTTCAGCGCACGCAGCTCTGCGTTGAGCGCGTCGTAGCGCTCCGTGTCGCCGTTGCGCAGCGCCTCGTTGCGCTGCTTGAGCAGCGTGCCGTGCGCGCTGGGCTGCGACGTGACGACCTGGTCGACGACCTCGCCGAACGCGACCGCGAAGCACTGCACCGGCGAGCGCTTCTCGCGCGGGTTGAGCTCCGAGCGCGCCCAGTGCTCGAGCGCCGAGGCGAAGAGCTGCGCCGGCGGCACGCGCCGGATGGCGGCCGTGTTCGTCACGCGCTCGGCCAGGTCGTCGAGCTCGGCCTCGGCAGGGAAGGGCGGGTCGTCGCGCCCGGCCGCGAGCCACGTCGAGCGGAACAGCGCGCGCAGTGCGGACCCGGTCAGCTCGGGCGTCCGGGTCTGGGTCACGCTCTCGGAAGGGGCGAAGCCACGAGCGGGCGCGCGCACGGAGAGAGCGCCCGCGCTCTCTCTCTGGGATGGGATGGGATGGGATGGGATGGGAGACGCGCGCACGAGGGCATCGTCTCGAGACGAGCCCGTAGTCGGCTGTGTAGACGCGTCTACAGCGCGTCCTCGCCAGCGTCTTTGCCGCTCAGTTTTGCTTTGACGTAGCGCTTCTACGTCCGCCTTCGTCGGCTGGTACTCCTGCCAGTCGTGGTACTGCCAGCCCCCGTCTACGACGCGCCAAAGTCCGCAATCCACAAGGGCGGTCGCACCGTTTCGCGCCGATTTGCCGAGCCGACAGAGCACTTTTTCGAGCCGCGAAACACTCACGAAGCCGTCTGTGAGGCGTCGCGCGCAGTCGGCGCCCATCATCGTCCAGACGGTGATCGCGGCCATGTAGAGCTTGGGATTGCGCTCGAGGCCCTCGACCTTCGGGTGCTCAGGGAAGCCGTCGTCGACCCTGAACCAGCTCATCGCGCGCTCTCCGCGGCGCGCGTCTGCGCGAGCGCCAGCACGGCGTCGAAGCCGAGCGCGTCCGAGTCGCTGCGGTAGTCGGCGAGCGACGTGAGCGCGGTGCGCGCAGCGCACAGACCGCTCACGATGATCGCGAACCTCTGGTCGGTGTGAAAGCGCTGCGCGAGCGCGTAGCCGAACGAGACGGACGCGGCGTGCTCGTGCTCGGTCGGCCAGAGCAGCCAGAAGACGCGCGCACTGCGCAGCGCCCGATACTGGTGCAGCACGTCGAGCGCTTGCACGTGCGAGAGCACGCCTGCACCAGGCGCGGGCTCGTCGCTGTCAAACCAGCGGTCTGCAAGCTCGAGCGAGCGAGAGCGCGAGACCGCCGCGGCCCACTTCCTGACGCGCTCGAGCTCAGCGCGCGCGCCTGCGACGTAGACGACGGCCGGCATGCTGGCGCCCCTGTTGTTCATGCTGCGCGCGCCTCGCCTGAGCCTGTGATGAGCCAGACGCGCGACACGCCGAGGTGGTCTGCGATGTCGTTGAGCGTGTCGATCGACGCGCTGTTTCTGCCCTGCTCCCAGCGGTAGACCGTGCGCATGCCGACGCAGAGCGCAGCAGCCAGCTCTGCGACGCGCACGCCCGCGAGCTTGCGCGCCGCGCGAATGCGCCGACCGATGTCTCCCCGAGTCCGCATGACTCGCGGGAGTATGGACACACCGTGTACCCGCGATCTAGCGATTGCGAACAGCAGGGTGCACTTTGCGTCTCAGGGCGCGTAATATGGACACGCCATGTACAAACGAGCCCCTGCCCCAGAGTCCGAGACCCTGCCGATGCGCCTCGAGCGCCTACGCGTCGAGACCGGCTATCCGTCCCAGCGCGCGCTGTCGCGCGCCATGGGCGTGAGCGTCAAGGCTGTGCTCCGCAACATCACGTACGGCATGGAGCCACGCGAGGAGATGCTCGAGGCGTACGCGCGCGCCTTCGACTGCTCGGTGCACTACGTGCGGTACGGCTGCGAGCAGGAGGTGCTGCCGCCCGCCGTCGAGCAGTATCTCGCCGCAGAGGGACCGCGCTGTCCACCGGCCGTCGCGATCCGTCTGCGTCGCATCCCGTGGTCGCTCTTGACCGCAGGCCAGGTTGACACAAATCATGTCGCTGCCCTCGCGCAGCTGATTGACGGAAACCTGACACAACGAGCAAGCTCGCTTGATGGCTCAAGTGGGGGACAGGTACCGACAGTCCGTGGCGACATACCTCGCCAAACAGGGACGCGGAACAAGCAACGCAGTCGCCGCGATTCTGTTTGAGGTCGCGCCTGATTGCTTCGGGTTATGCGCAAACGCGCCCGCCGACGAGGCGCGACTCGCGCAGCTGAGCGCCCAGCTCGAGGCGCTGCACGCGCTGCCCGCGCTGCCCGCCAACGACACAGCGCGCCCGGCTTGTGCTGCAGTGGCTGCGCGCGCCCCAGCGCCTGCGCACGACGCGGGCACGAGCTACGCAGCCCCATGCGCCGGCGCGGACTTCGCGCGCCTCATGGAGCGCGTCGCGCTCGCGCAGGGCATGCGCAAGTGCCCGCCCGAACCGCGCTGGCTCTCGGGCAGCTACACGACCACGCGCGTCTATCGTATTGTCGTCGCAATACGCTAGCGCTGTAACGTGACGCCGGGGCTGTAACGAACGGCTGCGCGCGTTCGGTGGCGATGCGATCGCCCCAAGGCGCCCCTCTGCGCGCTGCGCACGCGCCGCGTATACGCGCAATCCGCGCGGAACCGGCGGCGCCGCTCCGCTAAATGGCGGGCGGGCGACCTTTCCGCTAGCGCTTGGGCGGGGTCCGTGGGTACACACCATGTACCCATGCAAACGCCGCTGCACGAGACCGCCGACGACCCGCGCGCCTACCGCCAGGAGCAGCGCAGCGCGAGCTACGGGCGCGCCCTTTGCGCGCTCCTGGTGCGTGCGACCGGCTGTTACGACGAGCCCCAGCTCGCCCTCGAGGAGGACGCGCGCGCACGCGCATCGATGCTCGCGCACTTCGCTGAGCTCGCACGCGACGCACGTAGCAAGTGGGGCGCGCGCTGGCAGCCGAGCGGGCTGCTCTTGCGCGCGCTCGCGCGTCGCAACGCGACCTGGGCGGACGTCGAGGCGCAGCTCGAGGACGACGACGCAGAGGGCCACGACGAGGCGTGCACGTGCAGCGCGTGCGACCGCGTGCGCAGTCGCTACGCGCGAGAGGCGCGCGAGCGCGAGGCCGCAACGTGCGGCGGCATCAGTGATTTCGGCCGAGACGTTCTCGGCTGGTGAGTGAGGAGCAACCAGAATGACTGACAACGCATGGCAGCTACGAACGTGGTCGCGCACGCACGCGACGCACGGGGCCTTCTTCGTCAACGTGCTCAGCGACGGGTGCGCGAACGCGTCGCGCGTCTACGGCCCGGCGTCGCGACACGAGGTCGAGGACCTGTCGCCCGGCGAGCCGTTCGCCAACGTCGCGCTCGCGATGATGGCGTGCGAGCAGCGCGTTGCCGAGCTCGACCAGGCCATCGTTGACCAGACCTGCGCGGACCTGCGCGCCTACGCAACGCAGGTGGCGTGATGCCGACCAGACCGCCGCTTCAGAACACGGGCGCCGCCACTCGGACGCTTGCGTTTACTGCTGTGTGGTCCGACTTCGAACGCTCGTGCGGCGTGGTTATGGACGGCTGCGACAACACGCGGGACGAGCTCGAGAACTTCTGCGGCCATGACCATAACGACTTCCTGCACTGGGTGGGCGCGCCTGACGGTCCGGGGACCTGGAAGTTCGACGGCCTCGTCTCGGTCTTCAAGACGTTCGAGGGCGACTACGACGCTGACGCGGTCGGCACGTGGACGCGGGTGGCGCCGTGAGGTTGTACGAACTAGCCGCCGAGTACGAGCAGCTGCTGCAGCTCGCTGAGGACGCGGAGCCGGGCGATGCAGCGCTCGCTGACGCGCTGGGCGACGTCGCGCAGGCCATCGAGCAAAAGTGCGGCGGCATCGGCAGGGTGCTCGCGCAGCTCGATGCAGACGCTGCGGCGTGCGCCAACGAGGCCGAGCGTCTCAAGACCAAGGCGCTGCGCATCAGCGGCAACGCGGAGAACCTGCGCGCCTACGTGCTGCACCAGATGGTCGCGCGCGGCATCGAGAAGGTCGAGGGCGAGACCTTCACGTTTCGCCTGCAGCTCAACCCCGAGCGCGTCGAGGTGACCAACCTCAACATCGTGCCGCCCGAGTTCAAGCGCACCAAGGTCGTCGAGACGACCAGCGTGGACAAGCGCGCCGTGCTCAAAGCGTACGACGGCGGACGCGGCGAGGTTGTGCCGGGCTGCGTTATTGAACGCGGGCAGCGGCTGGTGATCAAGTGAAGCGACCGCTCTGCCCGTGGTGCGCGTCTGACAGCCTCGACCGCATCGAGGTCGACATCGGCATAGGCGTGCAGTGCGGGCCGTGGAGTTGTCACAGCTGCCTGTACAGCGAGGACTACGGGTCGCGTGACGACGAGTGCCTTGCGGCGTTCGTGCATTTTTGGGGCGTGTGGTGCGACCGCGTGCAGGCGGCCTGGACACGCTCGAGTGAGTCTGATCTAAACAACGTGAGTGAGTGAAGGAGTCTGATCATGGCATTCGTCAAAGCATCCAAGTCGCAATCGAAGCTGCGCCTCGCAATCTCCGGCCCGCCCGGCAGCGGCAAGACGTACACCGCGCTCCTGCTTGCCAAGCACCTCGGCGGCAAGGTCGCGTGCATCGACACAGAGCGCGGCAGCGCCAGCAAGTACGCCGGAGACGTCGCTGACTTCGACACGAACGAGCTCGCCTTCTTTTCAGTCGCTGCGTACCTGGCCGCCATCAAGGAAGCCGCTGACGGCGCTTACGGCGTGCTGGTCGTCGACAGCATGAGCCATGCGTGGGCGGGCAAGGGCGGCGTGCTCGAGGAGGTCGACAAGCGCGGCGGCAAGTTCGATGCGTGGCGACACGCGACGCCGCTGCAGCAGTCGCTCGTCGATGCGATCCTGAGCTACCCTGGGCACGTCATCTGCACCATGCGCTCGAAGATTGCGTACGACGTGACGTCGACCGAGCGCAACGGGCGCAAGGAAACCAAGGTCGAGAAGCTCGGCCTCGCTCCCGTTCAGCGCGACGATCTCTCGTACGAGTTCGACGTCGTGTTCGAGATGAACGACCGCAACATGGCGACCATCAGCAAGTCGCGCTGCGCAGCGCTGGCGGGCCAGGTCATCGACAAGCCCGGCGCAGACGTCGCTGCTGTACTCAAGCGCTGGCTCACGGACGGCGCCCCCGTCGTCGAGCGCGTCGACCCAGTCGAGGCACTGCTCGCCGCGCTCAAGGCTGCGAGCACGCCCGAGGCGCTTGCTAAGGCCACGGACGACGCCAGCGCGCTCAAGCCCACCATGACGCGCCCGCAGGTGCTGCTCGTCGCCGACGCTGTGCGCGTCGCCCTCGCGCGCATCGCGCAGCTCGCCGAGGACGCCGCCGAGGCTGAGGAGGCCGAGCGCGCGCTCGCTGCGCAGGAGGCGGCCGAGAAGGGCGATGGCCCTTTCGCATCCGCCACTTCGGCGACTGGGTCGAGCGCGTCCGAGGGTGACGCCCCTTTGTCCGATACGAGCTCGACGCCGGACACTTCCGCAGCTGGCTTCACGCCTACCGCGAGCTCGAGCGCTGAGAGCGCGCAGGCAGGTGCGCTGTGATTACCTGGAGCGTTGACGATGCAGACAGCAATCAGGTCTCGACCGGCATGGACGAGCAGACGGCGCGCCGCCTAGCGCAAGAGCACGCCGACAAGACTGGTCGAGCAACGATGCTCTACTCGAGCGACCCGGACGCAGAGTGGGAGCAGTTCGACCCGAGCAGCGAGGCGCTCGGCGAACCCGACGACGACGGGGGTGCCCAGTGAATTCGTGGTGCATTTCTGGTCGCTTAGGCCACGACCCGCGCCTCGCCGCGACGCGCGACGGCACGGCCGTTCTGAACCTGTCGGTCGCCGTCGACCAGCGCGTCAAGCGCGACGGGCAGTGGGTCAAGGACGTGCTGTGGGTCGACGTGACGCTGTTCGGCACGCGCGCCGAGCCGCTGTCTCGCATGCTGCGCAAGGGCGGCATGGTGGGCGCGCACGGGCGCCTGGGCCTGCGCCACTACGAGTCGCGCGAGGGCATCCAGAAGACCGCCCTCGAGCTGGTCGCAGAAGACCTCGAGCCGCTCGCGGACGCGCCCGGCCAGGAGCGCTACACGCGCGCACCGGCCGGGGCGGACGCCGGGGCGGGCTACCACCAGCGCGACGACGGCGCAGGCTACCAGCGCCCCGCCGGCGCGGGCGGCTTCGGCGGCCAGCACCGCGACGCCTTCGCAGCGCCGCGCGGGCAGCAGGACTTCGGCGCGCGCGCTCGCGCGGAGGACGGCGCTGCGCAGTACGAGTCGCCCCCGGATGACGACGATCAGATCCCGTTCTGAGCGCAGCGCCTGCAAGCACGTTGCGCGCGTCCTGGTGGCCTACGTGGCGACCGGGACGCGCGCGCACGTCTCCTCTTTCTGGTGCCCGGACTGCGGCGCACTTGGCCATGTGACGTACGACAGCACCGAGGAGCGCTGGCGCTTGCCTGCGCACAGGAGGGCGCGACGATGACCGACAACGACGACGAGCGCCCCTCGCACGCGCTGCTCTTGCGCGTCGTGCACAGCTGGTGCTGCAGGCACGATGCCGAGCTGCTCGGGCTCGGGCTCGAGCACCAGGACAGCGTCTGCTACTGGCGCGCGGAGGTCCGCCTCGCGTCCGGGCTGCGGGTGATGGCGCTCGGCCAGAGCGCGCTCGAGGTGACGCGCAGCCTCGACCTGAGTCTTGACGTGCGCGTTATCAACTGAGATGACAGGCGCGATCAGCTGCGGTAGAAGTTGTCGGACGTGAACACCGACCGCGACGCGTACCTGCTGATGGCCAAGACGCTCCTTGCGCGCTGGCGCGCGGCGCCCGAGGACTGGGCGCACTACATGCGCGACGCGCCAGACGAGACGACGAGCAAGATGACGCTCACGTTTACGGTCTGGGCATCAGCGGGCCTGCAGTCCGTGGTCGTCAGCCACAAGCTCGCCGCGGCGCTGATGGCGACGACGGCGCGCGGGGCGCTCGACGGCGTGAAGCTGCCCTGGCCGTCGTTCGAGCTGCAGGTGCCGCCCGGTCTGGTCGCGACCAGCTCAGGCGACGTGACGAGCGTGTACGTCGCCGAGACGCCTGACTGGATACCCATCAATCGCACCGCGCGCACGTGCGGCGTGACGGTGCTCTACAACGACCCGGTCTCGCTCGGCCACGTCTCGCTGCCCAGCATCGCGGCGCTGTCGGACGGCGACTCGCTGTCCGCGCTCGAGCTGTCGAACGGCCTTGGGATGCCGTTCGACCACAGCGAAGATCAAGAGCTGCGCGTGCGGCAGCTGCTGCTGCGCCTGGTGGTCGGCGTCGTGCTGCTCATCAACACGGCGCGCGCAGACAAGCCCCTCGCGTACCCGCAGCATCCGACTCGCCCCGAGAAGCGCGGCGTACCTCGCGCCAACGTGCACCAGCTCAAGCGCGAGACGACGATCGACTGCAGACAGATGGTCTACGACTACGCGCGCGGCACCCGGCGCAGCTCGCCGAGCGTGGTCACGCTCGTGCGCGGGCACTGGCGCCAGCAGCCGCACGGGCCGGGCCGCACGCTCAGGCGGGCAACTTGGCTGGAGCCTTTTTGGCGGGGCGAGGGCCCTGTCTCGGCGCGCGTGACCAAGCTGCGCACGGAAGACGAGCCGGCCTAGCCGCGCTCGAGCTCGTCACGCAGGCGCTTGGCCTCGCGCTCGAGCACGTGCAGCGCGACGGCTATCTCGAGGTTGGCGGCGAGGCAGCGGTGCCCCACGTCGTCCTCGTCGACGACGACCAGGACGAGCCGCGCGCCGCCCAGCACCAGCTCGGCCAGGTCGAGCAGCACGCCCGCCTGCTGGTGCAGCGGGCAGCCTACGGCAGGCGCGCTGATGGCGTGGTCGTGGTGCGGGCAGGCGCTCATGCTTTGGCCTTCGGGTCGAGCCTCTGCTCCTGCATCTCTTTGGCGCTGTGCACGAGCAGCACGACGGCCGCCTGCAGGTCGGTGATGTTGGTCGCGGTCGCTGCTGCGATGGCGTCTGAGGTGCCCTCGCGCGGCAGTCCGTACGCGATTGCGTAGACGAGCTCGGGGTGCGCCTGGCGGATGGGCCGTAGCGCGATGTCGATGCTGCGCCCGAGCTCGACCAGCTCGGCCTTGGTGGGGCGGGGTTCGGTCATGCGTCCTCCACTAGAACGAGATCTCTTTCTTGCGCGGCTGCGCGCCCTGCGACACGAGCCACGGCACGAGGCTGTCTCGGAAGCACGCGCCGCACAGGTCGAAGATGGTCATGTCAAGGTCAGTGCCCTCGGGGTAGCGCGTGCCGACCGAGCACTCGACCGTGACTTCGTCGACCTCGTAGTGGTCGAGGCCGGCCGCTACGTCCTTGCCGCAGAGGTCGCACGTGGTCTTGACGACGCGCGTCTCGGTGCGCGCTGGCACCTGATACTCTTCGGTGTGTTGCATCAGTGCCCCGGCCTGACGCGGTAGGCGCTGACAGCGGCGTCTGCAGACTCGTTCGCGAACCTCGCAAGCTCGCGCTGCGCACCGACAGGGTCGCCCGGATGCGGGCGGCGAGCTGCGCGCTGCTCATCTTCGTTTGTGACGACGGCTGCGAACGCGGCAGACCAGATCAACTTTTCGATGTCGGTCACAGTCGCCTGCCTGGCTGTGGCATCGCCGCAGCTGCAGCGAGGTACGCCGCCATCTCGGCCGGCGCTTCTGGAACCGGACCGAGCGCTCGAAACACCCATCCTTCAAGGGTGTCGTGCGCTCCGCGCCCGTAGACTCGCGCGCTCTTGCAGATGACGGTCGGCGGTCGCTCTCGGTAGAACTGCCAGAACCCTTGGTCTAGGCTGTAGGCTTCGCTGATGTTGCAGCTCCTGCACAGCAGCCCTCGCTCAAGACCTGTCCGATGGCAGTGGTCGGTGACGTGCCGCGCGTGTTTCTCCTCGCGGTCGTTGCATCCTGCGCAGCGACCGTCTTGCCAGTCTATGTGACCCTGCCCCGGCGCGGGCGGCATCCAGCTGTGACATGCCGGGACTGGCGTGTACGCGCCTGTCGCTCGCACGAGCAGGTAGGCCATCGCGTGCGCGTGGTCCGTGACTTTGCGAGCACGTGCTGGCTGGTCCAGAAGCTCGCTGCGCACGCTCTCGTAAAGCTCAGTCGTGAAAGTGCCGAGCCGCCCCGCCTTCAAAATGTCAGGGACAGCGCGGCTCACGCGATACACGTCCATGACGCCCATCTCAGAGGCTTGCGCAAGCAGCGCGTCGATCGCTTCCTCGGCGGTCACGACTGTCCTCCCATCGCGCTGTCTTGGGCCGCTCGACGAGCACTCTTGAGCATCCCTCTCGTGACGTTGTCCTGGAAGCGCTTCGCCTCGCGTATGTAGCGCGAAACCATCTCGACAGACGTGTGCCCGGTCTGCTTCATGATCGAGGTCGCGCGCTCGCCGCGCTTGGCAGCAGACGTCACAAGCCCAGCACGTAGCGAGTGCCCGGCGAGGTTTTCCACTGATTTGATGCCAGCTGCAGACGCAGTGCGCTTGACGATGAGCGCGACTTCCTTGTCGCTGAGGCTCTTGCCGACGTTGCCGTGGCGGTCGACGCTGCGAAAGATGAGACCCTCAGTAATGCCTGCGCGCTCAAGCCACGCTTTCATCGCGCGCATAGGGCAGACGTCCTCGTCGACCTGCTTCACCAGCGACACGACGCGACCTTGCTTCTGCTGGTCGGTCTTGCTCTTGCGCAAGAGAACGTCGAGCCCGTCCTCGTCGCAGAACGTCAGGTCTGACACCTTGAGCGCAACGAGCTCGGAGCGTCGAAAGGCGCCTAAAAAGCCCACCAAGAGCAGCGCCCGATCGCGCACGCCGATGAGCGTGTCGGGCAGTACCTCGACCATCCTGCTCAGCGTCTCGCCGAGCACGGGAGTCTTTTGCGTAGGCGCTTTGCCGAGCGTGTTGCAGATGCCCTTGAACGTGAGCCGCACATGCGGATGACTGCGGGGCGGCGCGTGCCCGATGCGCACGTGCCGCTGGTTGATCGCAGTGAGCGCGAGCGCAATCGATGAAGCCGCCCAGGGCTTCCACTCGCGATCCTCGCGCGGCGGTCTCACCTCGCCTTTCGCGCACGCTGTGATGTACAGGATGAGCGTCCCCGGCTCACACGGCAGCGACGCGTGGCCGTTCAGCGCGCACCAGTCTGCAAACACTTGCCACTGATAGTCGTACGCCTCGCGCGTGCGCAGCGCGTCTGCAGCTTTGGCAAACTCGAGCGCCTGCTCGGCGAGCGTCCGGTGCGCAGCGAGTCGGGCGTCGTCGTGTCTCCGTGCCAGTTGATCCATCTTGGTTCCTCCTGTCGCGTCGGGGTCTGGGCAGCTCTAACCCCATATTAGAGCGTGTCAGCCATCAGTCCCAGTTTAGGGCAGGGGTGGTGGGGGCGGTTCAACGCGGACGACCCACGACGGCCCGAGCAGCACCCAGAACCCGGTGCTGCTCGGCTCGCGCCCCTGGTCGACCCCGACGTAGTAGTCGGTCGCGCTGAACCCGCGCTGCAGCTTCCAGCGCGCAAGCCGCGCACGCCCTATGCGCAGGCGTCGTCGCTGCCGATAGCGTCGCCTGCGTCGCGCGCGGCTCACGATGGCGTTGCCTTTCGCTTCTCGGCGTCTGCTGCAGCAGCACCGAGCGCGGGCCAGCCCTTGATCTTGGCGAGCTGCTTTGCGCACGGGACGCAGTACGACAGGACGCGCTTGGCGCCGAGCGACGTGGTCGAGAAGTCAGCAGGCCGGTCGCACTCTACGCATTTCGTCACGCCTGCCCGCCTTTCTCTCGCGCCAGCCAGTGCAGGTCGCCCTCAGCGTCCACGTACAGCGCGCGCGCGAGCTCGAGCCACACCTCGAGCGTGACGTCGCGCTCCTCGGCAGCGCACGCCGCCAAGATCACGAGGTGCGCGGCGCTCTCGTGGTCGGCGAGCTCGACGCTGCTATCGCGCAGCGCAGCGACCAGGCGCGCGCGCATGCCGGGAATCTCTTCCGGGTCGGGGAAAAGGCTGTTGGACAGGGCATGCGCGGTCGGCCGCTGCTCGAACATGCTGGTGCACAGCCCGAGGTACATCTCCTCTGTCGTGCCGAGTGCGCACAGGATTCGTGCGCCTACCGAGAGCAGCGCGAGTGACCACTTGATGCTCGGCAGGATGTCCGCCCGCGTGAGCGCCTCGCCGATGCGGTCGTGCATGGACATGAAGTCATCGCGCTCCGTGCTCACGACGACGTCGCCTTGCGCGCGAGCAGGTCCGCCTTGATGCTCGCGATCGACTTCTCGAGCTCCTCGATCGCCGAAGCGCGCGTCGTGCTCGTCGTCCACGTGACGTGCCCCGGCGCCTCCTCGTTGAACACCAGCAGCACGAAACCCTCGTTCGGGAACAGCCTGCGCGCGACCTGGCGGGCGATCTCCTGCGCCTTGTTTTTCAGCTCCTCGAGCGGCGTCGCGACCGCGAGCGGGCGCTTGCACCAGGCGACGACTTGCTTGGCGCGCTGCACGAACGCGAGCGGGTTCTCGCCGCGCTTGCCGAGCAGCTCGTGGCTGGCTGCGAACGC